GACCAAGTGATGCTGACTTAGATCTAAGCGGTGCTTTAGATTTAGGACCAGCAGAAGGTGAAGGAGCCGAAGGTGCACCAGAAGTAGGCGCACCGGGAGCCGCAACACCAGCGGCCGCTGGCGGCGCCGCACCAGCGGCATAAACTAAGATATCGGTAAATAGTGTTATGAGATTTAATGACTTAACTTTATTACAGAATGAAATCGAAGAGGAAGTAGACCCAGATGTTGCTTTCTTCGGTGACCTACGCAGAAAACGTCTAAGTCTAGAACATGTAAACAAATTAAGAAAGCTTAAAGATTTACGTGACTACGAGTCCAAACAGCGATTAAAACTTGTCAAACAGATGTACGCTAGGCCGCCAGCGGTTTAACTTATCTTTCCTGTGATCTAAAGAAAAACTCCGTTTTTTCTGCCATTTCTCCTTCTTTTGACTACGCCTTCTGTAAGTAGTTATTGGTAAAGCACGTTAATACGTGCGCCCCTTAGCGCAAGGAGAATATAAATGACAAAAACAGTACTAGAGCAAGCGTTGGACCATCTTCTTAACAAAGAAGAAAGCAAAGCCGCCGCATTGTTACATGATTACTATGTTGGTGTCGGCCGTCAAGTCTATGAAGACATTATGGCCGACGATATCGCTTTCGAAGACGAAGCCGAAATGGCCGCCAATGCGGTTGAAGATGTCGAATCTGATTTAACAGAAGAAGGCAACGATGAGTTTGCTCCAGAAATGGGCGACGAAGAAGAAGCCACAGGCGACTTAGACGCTGAAATGGGTGGTGAAGAAGCCGCTCCAGTTGACGCAGATGCCGCTGATGTTGCTGACGCTATGATGGATGTTGAGTCCGCATTAGCTAAACTAAAAGCAGAATTTGAAGAAATGGTTGGTGGCGAAGAAGTTGAAGCCGCTGGCGAAGAAGGTGAGATGGACGGCGAAATGCCACCAGAAGACGAAGAATCACGTATTGGTGAAGCTTTAGAACTACAAAAAGTTTCTTTAGATGCCAACACAGAAGGTAGCCCAGTAGGTTCTGGTTCCGGCGCAAACAGCGTTACAGGTGCTACAAACACAACAAGCCCAGTTGCTAAACGTAACCCAATGATGGCCCGTCCATCTACACAGTTCGGTGGTAGCACAAGCGGTGAAGGCACAGCTAGTGGTACAACACCAGCTAAGTCTCCTAAGTCACAAGACATGGGCGGCACAACAAAGCCAGCATTAAGTAAAGTTGCTAGACCAGGTACAGCACCAGGTCGTGAAGGCGGCTCTAGCTCAAACGTATTACCTCGAGGTTAAACCATGATGAACCTACAGCCACTACGTGAAAATTTAAGTTTTGATCAAGCACAAATGGTTCTTGAGACTAAAGACACAGCCAGTGGCGGTAAGGATCTCTACATGAAAGGTGTTTTCATCCAGGGAGGTGTACGTAATCACAATCAACGTGTATACCCTGTAAACGAAATCACAAACGCTGTAGAGAGCATTCGTAAACGATTAGATAGTGGCTTCTCTGTTCTAGGAGAAGCAGACCACCCAGACGATCTACAAGTAAACATTGACCGAGTAAGTCACATGGTTACTGAGATGTGGATGGATGGCCCTAACGGTTATGGTAAGTTAAAACTTATCCCTACCCCAATGGGAAACATTATCAAAACATTGCTTGAAAGCGGTGTTAAGTTAGGTGTCAGCAGTCGCGGATCCGGCAATGTTACTGAATCAGGTAGCGTGTCGGATTTTGAAATTGTAACAGTTGACGTTGTAGCACAACCTAGTGCTCCAGAAGCCTACCCGACACCAATTTATGAAAGAGTAATGGGCAGTCGTAGACGTGCCGCTCTAATGGATGTGGCCTATGCGGCGACCTACGATAGGTCCGCACAAAAGTACCTCGAATCTGAGGTGTCTAGATTCATATCGAATCTAAAGAAAGTCTGAGGAAAAAACAATGAGTAAATTTACAGAAATGTTAGGCAACTCTGTTTTATCCGAAGAGGTGCGTGAGAATATCAACGCCGCTTGGGAAAAACACTTGTCTGAAAGCCGTGAGGAAGTCACAGCAGAATTACGTGAAGAATTTGCTTCACGTTACGAACACGATAAAGGTCAGCTAATTGAAGCTATGGATAAGCTAATGCAGGATACAATCTCTGCAGGTGCTACCGACCTAAAATCATTGCGTGAAAGCGCATTAGCACAGCGTACAAAGTATGCCGCTAAAATTAAAGAAGATACAGCATTATTACAAAAGCTAGTTTTAGAAACTCTTTCAAAAGAAGTTGCTGAACTACGTAATGATCGCGCTACATCTAAAGCCGCTATTGCTCAACTTGAAGAGTTTGCATTACGTAAACTAACAGGTGAGTTAAGCGAATTGCATGAAGACCACAAGAGCCTAGTAAACGCTCGCGTTAAACTAGTTGCTGAAGGTCGTAAAGCAATTGAAGAAGCCAAGAGTGCATTTGTTAAGAAAGCTAGCGAAAAAGTTAACACTATTGTTGCTGAAACTTTCAAGAAAGAAATCACTCAACTTAAAACAGATATCCGTGAAGCAAAAGAAAACAACTTTGGTCGTAAGATCATGGAAGCTTTTGCCGCAGAATTTATGGCATCTAAGTTTGCAGACGGTACAGCCGTTAGCCAACTTAACAAATCAATTATCGAAATTCAAGGTCAATTAAAAGAGGCTAACACAAAACTAACACAAAAAGAACAACAAATTAGCGAGTCGCTTCGTCGTCAGCGCATTGCGGAAGATCAAGCACAGCGAGTTCGCGTAATGCAAGAGTTGTGTGCTCCGTTGTCAAAAGACAAACGTGGCATCATGGAAGAGTTACTAGAAAGCACAGATACGTCTAAGCTAAAAGATCAATTCCAAAAGTTCTTGCCATCAGTCCTAAACGAAGAAGTTCGTCGTGAGAAGAAACAATTAGTTGAAGGACAACAATCGCAGAAGACTGTGATTACTGGTAACAAATCTCAAGTTGAGATCGTTGCCGCCCCAGCCGAAGCTGACGAAACTATTCGTCAACTACGTAAACTCGCTGGTATTTAAGATTAAATTAGGAGACAATTATGTCACAAGCTCTATTTGAAGCTAAAAATTGGTCTGCTACTAAAGAAGCTTTAGTAGAAGGTCTAAGTGGTCAACGTAAGACTACAATGGAAGTTGTTCTAGAGAACACTAAAAAGTATTTGACAGAAACAGCTACAACTGGTGCTACTGCCAGCGGTAACGTTGCTGTTCTAAACAAGGTTATTCTACCAGTTATTCGTCGCGTTATGCCAACAACAATCGCTAACGAATTAGTTGGTGTTCAACCAATGCAAGGTCCAGTTTCTCAGATTCACACTTTACGTGTTCGTTATGCAGAAGCTATGGCTGAGAAGACAGGTGGTAGCGCAGGTGCCGTTATCGGTGGTGCAGTAAGTGCTAACGATGAAGCCCTAAGCCCATTCAAGATTGCTCAACAATATTCTGGTTCTGCCGCTGGTACAGGCGCCGCAACAAGCGCACTTGAAGGCGTTGGCGGCAAGAAGATGAACATCCAGATCTTGAAAGAGACTGTTGAAGCTAAGAGCCGTAAGTTAAGTGCTCGTTGGACATTTGAAGCCGCTCAAGACGCACAAGCCATCCACGGTGTTGACGTTGAAGCTGAAATCATGGCCGCTCTAGCACAAGAAATCACAGCTGAAATTGACCAAGAAGTTATTGGCTCTTTGATCAACTTAGCTGGTAGCGCATATGGTACATACGACCAAGCCGCTGTATCTGGTACAGCCAACTTCGTTGGTGACCAACACGCCGCTCTTGCAGTATTGGTAAACCGTGCCGCTAACGACATCGCTAGCCGTACACGTCGTGGTGCTGGTAACTACATTGTAGTTTCTCCAACAGCATTGACAATTCTACAATCTGCTACAACATCTGCTTTCGCTCGTACAACAGAAGGTACATTCGAAGCTCCAACAAACACAAAGTTCGTTGGTACATTGAACAGTTCAGTTCGTGTATACGTTAACCACTACGCAGGCGATGCGGCTCCGATCCTAATCGGTTACAAAGGTGCTAACGAAATGGATGCTCCAGCATTCTACTGCCCATACATCCCATTGATGAGTTCTGGTGTTATCCTTGACCCAGCTACATTTGAACCAACTGTCAGCTTCATGACACGTTACGGTTATGTTGAACTAAGCAACAGCGCATCTTCTTTAGGTAACGCTGCCGACTACGTTAACACAATCGCTATCGATGCTGGTAACCTAAGCTTCATCTAATCCCTAAAAAGGTTAGTAGAAACTCGAAAAGGGCTCTTGGGAGCCCTTTTCTATTGGTTAAGTATAGTATGTTTACAGATATGAAAGTTCGCTTAGATAGAGCAAAAATATGCCAAGGATGCGAGTACTATCGTCGTAGTACTAGGCAATGTACCGAGTGTGGATGCTTGGTTAATTTTAAAGTTATGATAGCAGATACAGAATGCCCAAAAGGTAAATGGGGCAAGGTTACAGAAGGCACAGATATGTTTGCTGAAATAGCCAATCAAGCTCAAAGGATATTCTTTAATAAAGAAGCAGGACCAAAAAACTAAGCCTCTGGTAAATAACCGTAAGGAGGCCCAATATGCCAAAATTAGATGAATTTTTAGTAGCTGATAAAGCTGGTCCAATGAGTCCAGGTGCACAGGCTAGCATTGAAGCAAAAGTAGCCAGCGGTGGCTGGTCAAGTGCAGATGAAGCCGCAAAAACAAAAGCAGTAGCTGATGCGGCCGCACAAGTAGCAGTTCAAGGTGCTACAAACACATTAGAAACAGACGATAGATTCGGCAACTTTATTAACAGCAAGTGGCGCCCAATGATGGCGTTCATATATATGATTACATGTGCAACTGACTTTGTTATATTCCCTGTATTATGGAGTGTATTACAAGCAGTTCAAGGTGGACAAGTTACGAGTCAATGGAGTCCACTAACATTGCAAGGCGCAGGTTTATACCACATTGCAATGGGTGCTGTTCTTGGTTTGGCTGCTTACGGACGTAGTCAAGAGAAAATTGCTGGTAAGTCATAATGTCAATCAACACGAATCACTCGCAGGAATCACTTACACCAGATTCTGGTGTCCTTACAATTAAAGGTACAGGTGCCTTAAAACTTCCTGCAGGTGGTTCGTCAGATCGTCCGTCAATAAATGTTGGCGGCTACATCAGATTTGCTACAAACAATACAACCACAGAATATTTTGATGGTGCCAATTGGCAAACACTTACGTCTAAAGAATATGTTGACAATGAACTCAACAATATTACATTAGACAAATTAGTTGATGTACAAAGTGCTACACCAACTGATGGACAGGTTATCTCTTATGATGCTAATCTTGGACAATTTAGAACACAAACACAAGCATTAACTGTTATAACAAGATTGTTTTCAGGTACAGGTACAGCATTTGATTTTGATATCATTACAAGTGTTGGAAGTGTACAAAACTTAGTAGTAAGTGTTGATGGTATTCAACAAGAGCCGTTTTACAGCTATACATTAGTTGATGGCCACATTGTTAACTTTGACGAAGCACCAGAAGCTGGCGCACGTATTCAAGTTAAAATTTTAAAGAGTACTACTTCAACAGATAGAGCAAGACCTAGAGTTACTGGCGTAAGCTATAGCACTATTGGTCCTTACACAACAATTTCTATTGTAGCAACAGACATTACATATGGCACTGGTGCTAGAATTGGTAATCAAGAAATCACACGCATTGATTACCCAACAGTTTCTACTATGCAACTCATGGTAGAGACAAGTCGGGTCAGTGGTTCCTTATGGAATACTCCACAAGACTTGACACTGGTAGATACCAGCGGAAATGAATTTGTATTTCCGAATTTAATAAACTATGGCATGTCTAAGCCTTACTGGACTAATTCAAATTCCTATATCGGAACTTTTTCAGCCGGAGACACTATTAATTTTACACTTGGAGTAAATAATGCTACAAGTATTATAATTGATCCTGCTTATGCAGGTGAATCCGCAATTGGATGGTTATCCATCAGTAATGGACATATTGTAGGAACTGCTCCTAATAACAGCACTCCTAGTCGATATCAAATTACTGTCACTGCTAGCAACGGAAGCGTTAATATAACGAACAACTTCTGGTTACTAGTTATTTGATTATTCTCTATGTTGGTCTGACACCATACTTAAAATGTCAACAAGACTTCACTAGAAGTCTAAACAAGGGAAAAAAATAAAATGCCTTTAATTAAAGCACGGTCAAGTTCGATTATCAATGATATCGACTTGCGCGGTACCCCTACCAGCCCAACGGCTAACAAAGGTACCAACACTACTCAAATTGCTTCTACTAGTTTCGTTACTGGTGCTGTTAGCGACTTGATTAACTCTGCTCCAGCTGTTTTAGATACACTATCTGAATTAGCAACAGCAATTAACGACGATCAAAATTTTGCAACCACAGTTGCTAATTCTATCGGAACAAAAGTTGCCAGAGCTGGCGACACATTAACTGGATTCTTAACACTTCACGCTGATCCATCGAATTTGATGCATGCCGCAACGAAGAACTATGTTGACAGTCAAATCAACGCACAAATGATTTATAGTACAGATGATGTTCCAGAAGGTTCATTAAATCTATACTACACAGACGCTCGTGTTCGTGGTGCATGGTCTTTACAAAGCGACAACACTAGTGTACTAGATTATGATCTAGTAACTGGTGTATTGTCTTACAATCACCCACTAAGCGATGGTATCTTAGAAGGTTCAACAAACCTATACTACACTGACTCGCGTGTACGTAATGCCATTAGCTTGACATCTGATGATAACCAAATTTTTGGTTATGGCGCACAAACAGGTGCGTTTACATTTACAACACCTAACACTGATAAAATTGTTGAAGGTTCAACAAACCTATACTTTACAACAGCTCGTGCTCGTAACAGTATTGGTAACGGTTCAAATATTGATTATAATGCATCAACTGGTACAATCAGTACACAAGCCGCAGTTTGGAGTGTTAACACACAAACTCATGATGTAGTATTGGACACAGATGATATTAGCGAAGGTACTACTAATTTGTATTTTACAAATGGTAGAGCCACAGCCGCCATCAGCTTAATAACAGATAACAGTAACATTTTATCTTATGCTAGTGGTACAGGTGCGTTTACATTTGTAACTCCGAACACTGATGCAATCAGCGAAGGTAGCACAAACTTATATTATACAAATGCTAGAGCACGTTTAGCAATCAGCGACAACTCTAACTGGCCTAATGTAAGTTATGATAACACAACTGGTGCTATTACTGTTAATGCTCCAAGTACAGATGATGTAACTGAAGGCACAACAAACCAATACTTCTTAAACAGCCGCGCTCGTAACGCAGTTAGTTTAACAAGTGACAATCAAAGTGTTTTAGCTTATGATCCTACAACTGGTGTATTCACATTCAGCTTAGGTAATCAAACAACTGATGACGTAGCAGAAGGTACAACAAACTTGTACTTCACAACAGGTCGCGCTCGCGCAAGTGTTTCTGTTACTTCTAGCTGGAACCTATTAAGCTATAACAGCACAAGTGGTGAAATCACTTTAACAACTCCAGATACAGATGATGTAACTGAAGGTTCAACAAACTTATATTACACTAATACTCGTGCTCGTAATGCAGTAAGTGCTACTCAACCAAGTGGTGATGGTGCATTCAGTTACGACAACACAACTGGTGTATTCACATATACAGGTCCAGATGATGCTGACTACCGTCAAGCAGTTAGTGCATATCGTGCTAGCGGTGATGGCAACTTATCATATGATAGCATGACTGGTGTATTCACATACACAGGTCCAAGTTCTGCAGAAGTTCGCGCACACTTCAGTGCTACAACAAGTGGTACTGGTTATGGTGGCTTGACATATGATAGCGTAACTGGTGCATTTACATACGCTAAAGTAACATCAAGTGATATTCGCGGTGAATTAAGTGCTACAACAAGTGGTACTGGTTATGGTGGCTTGACATATGATAGCGTAACCGGTGTAGCTACATTTGCTAAAGTTACAGCCGCAAACATTCGCGGTGAACTAAGTGCTACAAGTGCAAGTGGTGTTACATATAACAGCACTACTGGTGTTATTAACTTAGCAAGTATTCCTAACAGCAGTTTGACAAACAGTGAAGTTACTGTTAACGGTCATGCTATTGCACTAGGTGCTAGCTATACATTAGACACAGACGATATTGGCGAAGGTGCTACAAACAAGTATTGGACACAAGCACGTTTTAATACAGCCTTAGCTGGTAAAACAACTGATGATCTAGCAGAAGGTGCAAACCTATACTATACACAGGCTCGTTTCAATAGCGCATTTGCCGCTAAAGATACAAGTGGTTTAGCTGAAGATCCAAGTGCAACAGGTACAAGCGGTACGCAGTATTTTACAACAGCTCGTGCTCGTAATACGCTAAGTGGTGGTACAGGTGTTACATATACAGCTGGTACTGGTGTTATTGAAATTGGTCAACCAGTTGCTACAACTGACAACGTTACATTCAACGATGTAACAGTTAGCGGTGACTTAACAGTATTGGGTACATTAACATCTATTCAATCTAACACAGTTGAAATCAATGACTTGAACCTAACATTAGCAAAAGGTAGTGCAAATGCCGCCCAAGCTAACGGCGCTGGTTTAACTATTGATGGTGCCGGTGCTACAATCACTTATGCAAGTGGTACTGACAGCTGGAACTTCAACAAAGACGTTAGCATTACTGGTGGTTTAAGTTTAACAACTACATTGACAGCTCCTAGCTTTGTTGGTGACTTAACTGGTAATGTAACAGGTAATGTAACTGGTAACTTAACTGGCAATGTTACAGGTAATGTAACTGGTGATATCACAAGTACAGGTACAAGTTCATTCTCTACAGTTGACATCAATGGTGGTAATATTGATGGTACAGTAATTGGTGGCGCAACAGCGGCAGCTATTACAGGTACTACAATTACTGCTAACACTGGCTTCAGTGGAAACTTAACTGGTAATGTAACAGGTAATGTTACAGGTAACGTAACTGGTAACGTAACTGGTAATTTAACTGGTAACGTAACAGGCCAAGTCAGTGATGTGAGTAATCACACAACTGATGATATTGCTGAAGGTACGACAAATGTATACTACACAGACACTCGTGCAAGATCCGCTTTAAGTGGTGGAAACAGTGGCACAGGTCACGGTAGCCTAAGCTATAACAGTGGTACTGGTGCATTTACATTTGCTAAAGTTACTGCAAGTAACATTCGCGGTGAACTAAGTGCAAACAAAGTCAGCGGTGATGGTAACTTTAGCTATGACAGTACAACTGGTGTATTCAGTTATACAGGTCCAAGTGCAGCCGATACACGTCAACACTTCAGTGCAGTTGATGCTGGTGGTGATGGTAGCTTCAGCTACAATTCTGCAACTGGTGAATTCACATACACAGGTCCAAGCGCAAGCGAAGTCCGTGCTCACATTAGTGCAGTAACAGCCGAAGGTGTGACATTTAGTGCAGGTGGTGCAATTGGTTTATCCAACGTTCCTAACAGCAGTTTAGCCAACAGTGATATCACAATCAACGGAACAACTATTGCCTTAGGTGGTAGCAATTCAATCGATACAGATGATGTAACTGAAGGTTCAACAAATCAGTACTTTACACAGGCTCGTGCTCGTACATCTTTAAGCAAGACAACATCTAATGCTTCTATTTTCGACTATGATAGCACAACTGGTGCGTTCACATTTGACTTAACAGCAATGGACACAGATGATGTAGCTGAAGGCGCAACAAACTTGTACTTCTTAAACAGTCGTGCTCGTAGTGCAATCAGTGCAAGTTCTAACTGGTCTAATGTAAGTTATGACAACATAACTGGCGTTATTACTGTTACTGCCCCAGATACAGATGATGTAACTGAAGGTTCAACAAATCAGTACTTTACACAGGCTCGTGCTCGTACAAGCGTAAGCTTAACAAGTGACAACCAAAGCGTATTGGCTTATGACAATACAACTGGCGTGTTCACATTCAATATGGCTAGCACAACAACAGATGATGTAACTGAAGGTTCAACAAACCTATACTTTACAACAGCTCGTGCTCGTAACAGCATTGGTAATGGTTCAAATATTGATTATAATGCATCAACTGGTATTATAAGCACACAGGCCGCTGTCTGGTCAGTTAACACACAAACTCATGATGTAGTATTGGACACAGATGATATTAGCGAAGGTAGTACAAACCTATACTTCACTGATGCTCGTGCTCAGGCCGCTATTACTTTAACAAGTGATAACAGCAACATTTTAAGTTATGCCGCAGGTGTGTTTACATTTGTAACTCCAGACACTGATGCAATTGCCGAAGGTGCAGTAAACTTATACTACACTGACACTCGTGCAGATGGCCGTATCGCAGCCGCAAGTGTATTTGACTTGTCTGACGTTGATTTGGGTGGAAACACACTAACTGACGGTTACACATTGGTTTGGTCTAGTGCATTAGGCAACTTTGTTCCACAGAACATTGCTGTTACAGCTACTACACTAAACTTTACAGGAACTGGTTCACAAACTAGCTTCAGTACTGGTGTTGAAGTAAGTTCAATTGATAACACGCAAGTTTTTATTAACGGTTTGATCCAAGCACCTACATACTCATATACATTGAGTACAGTAAGTGGTGTGTCAAGCATTGTGTTTGATGCCGCTCCAGAAGCCAACGATTACATCTTTGTTCGCGTAAGCTCTACTAGCACATTGACAGCTGGTGGTGTTCTAAACGAATCAAGTAACATCGACGGTGGTACATACTAATTTTAACTGATTAGTACTCAAAGGGTGTAGTGAAAACTACACCCTTTTTCACTAAATAACGTATCGCTAAGAAGCACCAGGTTGCTAAAAAATGCCAATTTTCCGCGGGAAAAACTTTGTAAGTGCTGTATCTGACTATAAAGATAGTGTCAGAGTCGCAGTTCGTTCCAATATAAACATATCAGGAACCGTCTCTGTAGTTGACGGTGTTACTTTATCTGACAAAGATAGAGTGTTGGTTGCTGGCCAAAGTATTGCCACCCAGAATGGAATTTATGTATGGTCCTCAGCAGATAGTAAACTAACCAGAGCAGAAGACGCAGATTCAATGTATGAATTAAGTGCCGGCAATCACATTTATGTTGAAGAAGGAAATACACACTTAAAAAGTAATTGGGTTTTGATATCAACAGGTGTGATAGTTCCAGGTATTTCTAATATTGTATTTTCTAAAGAAAGCAGAGTTGGGCCAGTTGATTTGTCCGGCACATACGGCGCCGCAAATAAGTCTTTACAAATACAGTTAGAAGAATCTGGACAAGTTAACTCAATAACTGAAGTAGATATCGACTTAGATGGTGGTAGTTTCTAAGATTACAATAGTATTACAACCATAATTAAACGGGCGTTTGAGCCCGTTTCTTATAGATCCAGGTAAATATTCACGAAGGGGTAATCTCGAGAAACTTACCCATTTCCGAAAGGGAGTATATACTCAAATGGCCAATACAATTATTTTAAAGCGTAGTGCAACGCCAAGCAAAGTCCCAACGACTAGCCAGCTAGCATTAGGCGAAATTGCTATTAACACATATGACGGCTTGATTTACATCAAGAAAGATAATGGTACACCAAGTGTCGTTCAAATTGGTGGTGTTACTAGCGTAAACGGTGAAACAGGTTCAATTACATTATCCACTGATGATATCAGCGATAGTGGTCAAACCAACAAATGGTTCGCAAATTCTTTAGCTCGTGGCGCAATAAGTGCTGGTACAGGCATTAGCTACAACAGCGGTACTGGTGTTATCAGTACTGCACAAAGTATTACATCAAGTTCAAGCCCAACATTTGCTGGTTTAACATTAACTGGTAATATGGGCATTACTGGTAATATCATTCCAAGTGCAGACGTTACGTATGACTTAGGTAGTTCAACTAAGCAGTGGAAAGATATCTACGTTGGTCCAGGTTCTTTGTATGTTAACGGACAGAAAGTTCTACAAGACGATTCTGGTACAATTACATTCAGTGCTGACGTGGACGAAAACATCCGTATCAAAACACTTGGTACAGGTATTTTACAATTAGGTTCTTCATCAACAACAATTCAAATTGATGGTACACTACAATTGTCAAGTGGCAAGCGTATTACTGATAGTGCTGGTACCAACGTTCAGTTCGGTAATCCGATCCACATGAACAGTAACAAGATTACTAACTTGGGTACACCGAGTTCTAATAATGATGCAGCCACAAAGGCTTATGTTGATACAGCAGTTAGCTCAATTAGTACAAGTACAATTAGCCAAGGTAACACTAACATTTCTGTTGTTGACACAGGTACAGGTCAAGTTCAAGTTAACGTTGACGGTACAACAGCTTTAACAGTTAGCGCAACAGGCGTTGTAGTTGCAGGTAACTTTACAGTTCAAGGTACAACAACAACTATTGAAGCCAACACAATTAACTTGGCTGACAATATTATCACTTTAAACAGTGACACCACTGGTACACCAACACAAAACGCTGGTGTTGAAGTTGAGCGTGGCGACGAAGCAAATGTACAGTTACGTTGGAACGAAGGTTCACAAAAGTGGACATTCACTAACGATGGTGCAACTTATCAACCAATCGCCGCAACTACAACAGACTTGACAGAAGGTACAAACCAGTACTTTACTACAACTCGTGCTCGCGGTGCAGTAAGTTCAACTAGTGCAACTGGTGTTTCTTACAACAGTTCAACAGGTGTTATTAGTTTAGGTTCAATTCCAAACAGCGCACTAAGCAACAACAGCATTACAATCAACGGTACAAGCGTAGCACTAGGTGGCACACGTACTTTAGATACTGATGCAGTTAGCGAAGGTTCTACAAACACATACTTTACAAACACTCGCGCACGTGGTGCAGTAAGTGCTACAGCAGGCACAGGTTTAAGCTACAACAGCACAACTGGTGCATTTAGCTTGGCAAGTATTCCTAACTCAAGTTTGACAAACACAACAGTTACAGTTGGTACAACAGGTATTGCATTAGGTGCAACAAGTACAACACTAGCTGGTTTAACAAGTGTTACATCAACAGGCTTTACAGGTGCATTAAGTGGTAATGCTACAACAGCAACTACATTACAAAACGCTCGTACAATTAACGGCGTAAGTTTTGATGGTTCTGCAAACATTACAACATTGACAGCTGGTACAGGTATTAGCGTAAGCGGTACACAAGTTAGCTTAGACACATCAACATCTATTGATAAGACAACTGCTCAAACATTGACTAACAAGTCTCTAAGCGACAGTTCAACATATATCATTGATGAAACTGATGCTACTAAGAAGTTACAGTTCCAAGTAAGTGGTATCACTACTGGTACAACACGTACACTAACAGCACCAGACGTAAGTGGTACAATTATCACAACTGGTGATACCGGTACAGTTACTAACACAATGTTAGCCGGTTCAATTGCTACAAGCAAGATCACTGGTTTAGCTACATCAGCAACAACTGATACAACAAATGCCGCTAATATTAGTTCTGGTACATTGCCAAACGCACGTTTAGTTAGTGTTCCTGATAGCGCATTGGCTACAATTAGCACAGCTGGTAAAGTAAGCAATTCTGCTACAACAGCCGCAAGTGCTAATACAGCAAGTGCTATCGTTGCACGTGATGCAAGCGGTAACTTTACTGCTGGTACAATTACAGCTAATTTAACTGGTAACGTAACTGGTAATACAGCTGGTACACATACTGGTGCAGTAGTTGGTAACGCAAGTACAGCAACTACACTAGCAACAGCTCGTGCAATCCAAGGTGTAAACTTTGATGGTTCAGCGGCAATTACAGTTGTTACAGCTGGTACAGGTATTAGCGTAAGTGGTACAGCCGTTGCAGTTGATTCAACTATTGCTACTAAGTCTTACGTTGACTCAGCAGTACAAGGTAAAGACAACACAGACGAAATCACTGAAGGTAGTACAAACCAATACTTTACAACAGCTCGTGCAAGAGCTGTAGTAAGTGCAAGTGGTGATTTAACTTATAGTAGTGCAACTGGTGTTATTAGTTTTACACAAAACAAAGCATGGAGTGTTATAACAGGTACACCAACAACAGTAGCTGGTTATGGCATCACTAATGCTTACACAAAAACTGAAGTTGATAGTGCTATTACTAACGCGGTTGCTGGGAAAGACAACACAGACGAAATTACTGAAGGTACAACTAACAAGTACTATACAGATGGTCGTGCAAGAGCCGCAGTAAGTGCAAGTGGTTCATTGAGCTACAACAGTTCTACTGGTGTATTCAGCTATACAACTCCAAGCACAAGTAGTATCAGTGAAGGTTCAAACTTGTATTACACAGATGGTCGTGCAAGAGCCGCAGTAAGTGCTGGTACAGGTATTTCTTACAACAGTTCAACTGGTGTTATCACTAACACAATTACCAACAACAACCAACTTTCTAACGGTGCTGGTTATGTTACAAGTTCTGGTGTTACAGCAGTTACAGCAACTGGTCCAGTAGTATCAAGTGGTGGCACAACTCCTGTAATTTCTATGGCAGCGGCAACAGCTTCTGTAGATGGTTACATGACGGCCGCATTTGCTTCTAAGTTAAACGGTATTGCCGCAGGCGCTACTAACGTAACTAACACTAACCAGTTGACTAACGGCGCTGGTTATATCACTGGTATTACAAGTGGTAACGTAACAACAGCGTTAGGTTTCACACCATATAATAGTACTAACCCAAGTGGATATGTCTCATCAAGCGGTGTTACCAGCGTTGCAACTGGTAACGGTTTAACTGGTGGTACAATTACTAGCACTGGTACACTAAGCCTAAGCGGTTCATACACTGGTACATGGGCAGTAACAGGTGGCATTACAGCTACTGGTGAAGTTACAGCTTACTTCTCTGATAAAAACTTGAAGAAGGATATTGTAGAAATTCAAGATCCAATTGCCAAGTTAATGAGCATTCGTGGTGTTACTTTCCGTCCTAACGAAACAGCTTTGGCTTTAGGTATTACTGATAAAGAAGAAGTTGGTGTTATTGCTCAAGAAGTTGAAGCAGTTTTACCACAATTAGTAACTCCAAGTGCTTTTGCAGGTTACAAAACTGTTAAGTATGACAAGTTAACAGCATTACTAGTTGAAGCAGTAAAAGCGCAACAGCTACAAATCGATGCTTTAAGAGCAGAAATTGCTAAGTTAGGCGGTTCGGCGACAACTGAACTTTAAGATCTGGTAACTAGAAAAGGAGACTAAATTATGGCAATCCTTCCAGCAACTGGATCAGCAATTACGTTTACAAACGTGCGTAAGGGTTATGGCAACACAACCCCCGGCGCTGGCGCAAACGTAGCATTGCGTGGCACACTTGGCGGTTATGTTGGTATTAGCAGTGGTGCTATCAGTCTAAGTACAAACTTTGGCGGCAGAACAACTCCATACAATACATAATAAGGCAAAAGGTAAAGAAAGGGCGGCAACGCCCTTTCTTTTTGGATAAATTTAATATAACACTATTGATACATAGTTAACAAGGAGCTCACAATGGCACTAACACAATACGAAATCCTGGCAAAAACAAGAAACTTGCTAGGTCAGACACCATACAGAACAACATTCGAACGTGAAAATTTTGTTTATGGTAATCTGTCAGGTCCTCGTTTATTAATCGAGTTATGTAAAGAAATCGAAAGATTAAATTCTGTACTTGATAGTTCAAAACAAGAATGGGAACGTTCTGCAATCTTAACAGAAATGGGCATCATTAGTGCTAAGATTGATGAAGTACAAAAAGAAGTTGGCAAAAATGTTGCCAAGGCATTAGAAGATGCAGAAGGCGAATACTGGGTAGGTGAGCTAGCACGTAAAGCCGCAGTCGAAGCCATTTGCCAAACTGTAACAACAGAAAACATGGGTCAAATGTTAAAGCTACCAGCAGAGTTGTATGAAGACGCAATTACAAAGTGCCAAACTTTTTTAAATGTTATTAACAAAACAACTCGCTTGGCCGAACGCAAAGCAAATGTTTCTAACGTTAAATCTGATTCAGAAGAATAATGTTTGGTAAAAGCAAAAAAAACTTGTTTGATGTACAACCTGCACTAAGTGAGCAGGTTGTTATCTGCGTACCAACAAATGGTATGGTACATTCGTTGTTTACATACTGTCTAGTTAATACTATACGTTATACTGAATCACAAGGTATTCCTGTTTTGCTAGACATGGACGCTGGCACGGTGTTAAGCAATCAGCGTCAAGTTTTACTAGATACCGCTATTAACAATCATCAAGCCGAACATATTATGTGGTTTGATAGTGATATGACGTTTCCAGAAGATGTTATTATTAAATTGTTGGAACATCGTAAAGAGGTAGTGTGCGCTACGTACTCAAAGCGAGTAGAGCCATTTCATCCCACAGCGTTTTCAAACTTAGATCCAGTAGAAACAGTAGACACAAATGATCACGGGCTAGTGGAAGTAAGATATTCTGGTATGGGTTGCTTCTTAATGAAATCAAGTGCCGTTGATGATATTCCTAGTCCGCATTTCCCGTTGACTTGGCATGCCCCAAGTGGCACTTGGCATGGTGAAGATATGGGATTATGTAACCTACTAGATGAGAATGGTATTACAATTTATTGTGATTTAGATCTTAGTCGCGAGATTGGCCACATTGGTCAACAAGAGTTTTTTGTGAATCAGGCAAGCTAACAAAAAACGCACACCAGCGATTTAGTTTTTTAAGATTAACAGCGGCTGATATTTGGTATTCTGGATATGAGTCGTTGTTAATAACATCTCTCATTAGTGCGCCATCAATGAATGTGCTTTTAACAAGATGTGTTTTTAGTCGTTGATCATACAAAGCACTTAGCAACAATGGATGGTCCCACATTTCTTCGTGAACCATTCTTCTTATTTCCAAATACCAACGCTCAGTATAGCATACACTACTCTTGTATAGCTGATTAAGCAACGGATTAATTAAGTTTGGAGACCAACAAGCAATATAGGAAAGTTGTTGGTGCGGTCCTGTATAGACTACATTTTCTTGCTTGGTAGAATTTTTAATTACCCTTAGCATCTTCCAACAGACCTTCTAACGCTTCTCGGAACCCACGACTACTAAACATCTTTGCTGTGTTTCTATGTAAAGGTTGTGGCCAATGCCATAAGTCAACCCAGCAATAGCCAGCACTCTCATGATCTATGATAGGGACAAATTCATCTTCACACAAAATTAGATAGCTAACATGTCTAAAGCGTTTGTCTCTTGTGGTAAATGTATACACATGACTTACAGCAAGTGTATTAGGAACAGCAGGAAAACCAAGTTCTTCGCAAAGTTCACGTTTTAATCCCTCTAAGTCGCCTTCATCGTTTTCAAGCTTACCGCCCCAAAGTCCCCAGCACATGCTATGCGACTCGCTAGGGCTTCGCAATTGCATCATTGCTCTGCCTGTTTTCTTGCTAACAATAACTGCTCCAACTGCTCTCATATATTAATTTAGTTAACAATGCGCCATTGGCCTTGCTCAAACGTACCTTCAACAGCTAATACCCAATCATTACCAGTGAAGAATAATTTCTTCATTGTATTAGCATTTGTTGTGTAAGCACTACTTGTTTGTTCAGAAGCATCAAAACTTACTATCCAATCAGTTCCGTTGTACTCAATGATGTCGTTTGCGCTGGCAATTAAATCTCCCCAGTTACCATTTTGTACAACATCGTTGGCCAACAGATAGCGTTGACCACGAGCAACAGGTGGTAAGTTTCCTGCGCCTGGGAAACTGCTGACTGGATTAATAACGCCATTGATCATAACAACAGTATCATTGGGCAACGTAGTAGTATCAAGCGAATAGCCCAAGATGTTTTCATTGCCATCTATTTCGGCCACTCGCAATATTACTTCCACTGGATCTACAGGATCTCCTAGCTTTAGTCTAATTTCGGTAATTCCATTGTGTATACTGCCATAGTGACTAAAGTGTTCTTTCCAGCTTAGTGTGCCACCAGTGCCTAAATTGTTAATACCATTTTTTTGGTTAAGCAGTTGAATGTAATCTTCTGTTACCTTAATGTGTCTATCCTCAAATGTAATCCATTGTCTAGTTTGCATAGATGATTCATTTAAAATAATATCATCAATAAAGCCGTAGTTGGCACTAACGTTGTTAAGAATGCTATGAATAAGAACCTGGCGCTTGACTTTGGCAGGTGGGCTTAGATAGATTGGCAGTTGGAAGATTAAACTTGCAACGTCAATGATATCATCGGTGCCTTGTGGAATACTGCGAGCAGTCCATGTAATGTTAATAAGCTCTACAACAGCCAAGCTGGTCCAGTCGTAGGGATTTTGACTGCTTTGCAAGTTAACACTTGGATTGAATAACAGCAACAACTGTTCAAGTAGCTGTAGCTTTTGTTCTGTATTACTGGTCCATATATCAACGTTAATAGTCAAGTCATATGGAATAGGAGCATGACGTTCTAGTGTATAAGTTTCACCAATTTGGTCAATGTATGTTCCTGCGTTAGGATCATATGTCTTTTCATAAACCTGTACGCTATCTTGGAAAGTTGGATTTAATCTACGTTCAGCGTTGGGCACAAGTTCAGCAATGTAGCAACTGATAGCAGGAACACTTAAAATTGTGTTTTCACTGTTATTGCGTAAGATGTGTTGGCTCATGCGGTTAGTATCACCGTAACGAACAGGCACTTGATGATAGATGTCAGCACCATTTGCGTCCTTGCCCATCTTAACACTGAAGCCACCAAACAGGCGCATGAACTGTAACAGCCAGCGTCTTATCTGTTGATCATAAAAATATTGTTGTGCCATTAATTGTCTGCCTTAGGTTTAGTGAACACTCTACTTAGTGGCTGACGTTGATCAATGGTTTCTTTGCTACCACTCATACCATTGACACTGGTTGTAGCAGTATTGTTAATAAACTTACCAGCATTGTATGTGGCTGTTGACCAACCAACTTGATTTAAGTTGTCCATAACTCTATGCCAGCGATTTCCTCGATAAACAAATAGTCTATTAGGATTAAAGTCAACACGCATAAACAAGTCGCCTTGACCTGGGCTACCCGGGAAAGTCAATCCAGTTGATACACCTGTACTATCTCCATGACTGGCAACATACTCGCTGGTCTTGACAGCAGTATTTGGTATTCCGTCAGGGTTACCATCAAAGCCTTTGATAGTGGGTGCAAACGTTGTCATGTCGGTTGTTGTATAACCAGCACTAGGTGTTAATACTTCAGCACTAGCTAGTATGGCATTGGAAATTGCTATTTCCTTTTGATATGTGCTTAATGCGTTTTTCAAACTATCCTCATCTTCTGGATTGCCTAATAGGCTACGATACTCTTGTGCATCATTGATTGGGCTAGCTTTAATTCTCCACAGGTGCGGCCACCAAGTTGGGCCAAAACCTTCTGCGGCACGTGCCGCATCCTGAATGGAATAAAACTTGTTAATGCTCTTTGCTGTAGCATCCAACAACAGATCATCATTCAAGTGTGGAATTTCAATTACATCGCCGGGCATGAGTTTACGACCAATACGTTCTACCATTTCGTTTGTATGGAATGTAATAAACAGCGTATCAGCATTTAGGAACAGGCCAAATTGACTCAAGTCAAAGTCTTGGTCTGTTACGTTGTAAGTTCCACGTAGCTCGTAAATTGTGGTATCATACACGCGGTCTCGGTTTTCCATGAACAGTACGTCTTGAATGTCCATTTCAGATATCTCGCCTTTAGCGGCTAAATTGGGCCTGGCAGGATCAGAACCATCTTCTGTAGTCGCAGGACCAAGATACTTGTGTATCAGTATAGTTGTACCACCGGCACCTACCGCTTCACGTATGATTCGGTCCTGATAGTAGTAGTCGTTAGTTTTGGCGTTCTTCCAAAGCGATATTTTTGGCATAATGTCCTCAGGACCAAAATGGTCCTATAATTGTAAGCTATTTACCGGTTCTAAGCACTTGACAGGCCCGCAAAGATAAGTTATAATAGACAAATCGCTTAACAACTTTTAGGAGTAAAAATGGCTACAGCAACCAAAAAAGCACCTGTTAAAACTACACGGGTTACCAAAAAACAAGTAACAGCATACAGGACCAAAACTGCCCGTGACAATAGCCCACATTGGGATGGTGCCCAAGACTGGGACGAGGCAAAATTTACTGGCCACTTCCGTACAGCGATGTCTTATTATCGTCTTGAGTCTACTACAAAGGACCTGCGCCTAAAAGTTGTAGAGTGGATGGAACTAAACGGCTATGCCAAAGATGAAATTAATACGTTCCGCAAACTCAAAGACAGTCGGTTGAATAGTACAATGTGTGCTATTGCCGCTTGCTTGCTTCGCGGTATGCCAGAAGTACATGAAAGCTTTAACAGTGGTAAAGACACTGGTGCGTGGTTGCGCGGCGCCATTGCAGATTCTATTGCGTCCGGCACATATGATAACGATGAACCAGAGGAAGCAGTAGAAGCAAAGCCAGAAGTAAAGAAAGAAACAATTCAGGACCGTTTGGCAGAAAAGTTTGCGGAAGCAATGGGTGAGATTGAAGGTGCTATTGATGAGTTCCTTGCCACAGGCAAAGAGTTTTCTGCGTACAAGTATTTGTCCGCACAAAATATTGCGGTGCAATACTCATCTAAGATTCCAGATATCATACAACAAAAAATTAATGAGATGAACGAGTTGCTGGAAGGTAAAGACGCCCAATTGCTTGAAGGTTACAAGCACATGGGCAAGCGTGAGATTAAGGCTTATGTCAAGTTCCTAGAAAACATTATTAATGATTCTGTAGCATACAAGACAAGTAAGCTTGCAACTCGTGCTAAACCCAAGCGCAAGCCAGTACCACCAGAGCGTCAAGTTAAAGGTCTCAAGTTCCTTAAAGAATTTGCAGAGCTTGGACTTAAGAGTATCAACCCAACAGAGATTTTGGGTGTAAGCGAGCTGTGGACTTACAATACTAAAACCCGTAAACTAGGACGCTTTGTTGTTAGTATGCATGGTGACATGGCTATTAGTACACTTGGCGTTAAAGGTAGTGCTATCACAGGCTACGATGAGCTTAAGAGTACCTGCAAGACTTTGCGTAAGCCTGCAGAAAAGCTTGCAGAGTTTAAGACACAAGGCAAGCCTGGTTTGCGTAAGTTTATGGACACTATTAAGTCTGTAGAGACCAAGCTAAAAGGACGCATTTCGCCAGAAACCATCTTGCTCCGAGCAATCAAGTAAGTTTTGCTACCAGTCTCCGGTAAATACTACCGGAGACTCTCATGGCAGAACTAAACACAAATACAACACAACGGGCTAAAGCAATCAAGTACATCGAGTTAAACCTCGGTGGCGGTATGGTTGATATTGAGCTTGACAAAGAACATTATGACATGGCTCTTGATAGAGCCATTGGCTATTACCGTCAACGTAGTAGCAGGGCTGTTGAAGAAAGCTTTATGATTTTGCGCCTAAGCCCAGATCAAAGCAATTATAGATTACCCGATGAAGTCATTGAAGTTAGGGTAGTATATCGTAACAGCGCAGGCGGTGTAGGTAGCACAGCCACAAATTTTGAACCCTTTGAAGCTGGTTACTTGAACATGTACATGCTGAATGCCGCACGTGGGCAAGGTCTTGCCACATTTGAATTGTACATGGGACAGCGAGAAATGTTAGGCCGTATGTTTGGTGCCAATGTAACATTTACATGGTCTAACTCATCTAAGATTTTAAACTTACATCGTAATGTCAAAACAGATGAAAGTACAGTACTACACACTTATAACTATCGTCCAGATGAAAGCTTGTTTACAGATGTGTATGCTGGCCAGTGGCTAAGAGACTATGCTCTTGCAGTGGCTAAAATGAGTCTAGGACAAGCTCGTAGTAAGTTTGCTAGTTTAGCTGGTCCACAAGGTGGTGTACAACTTAACGGTAACGACTTGATCCAACAAGGCCAAGCTGAAAAAGACAAACTAGAAGAAGCATTGTTAAAGTACGAAGATGGTGGTACTCCATTAAGCTTTATCTTTGGCTAATTTACTATTGATCTAGTTTAGCAATTGTGTTAAACTAAATCATGACTACAATTATTGGCGTATGCGGCTTTATAGGTTCTGGCAAAGACACAGCCGCAGATTATCTTGTTAATTTCCACGAGTTTCGTAGAGATTCATTTGCCGCTACGCTCAAAGACGCGGTTGCCGCAGTTTTTGGTTGGGACCGAGAATTACTTGAAGGTCGTACCAAAGAAGCCCGAGAATGGCGCGAACAAGTAGATACGTGGTGGGCTAAAAAGTTAAACATGACAAACTTAACACCACGTTGGGTGCTACAATATTGGGGTACAGAAGTTTGTCGTAAAGGCTTTCACGATGATATTTGGATTGCCAGTTTAGAAGCACGTTTGCGTAACAGCAAAGACAATATTGTTATTAGCGATTGTCGTTTCCCAAACGAAATTAAAGCTATTAAAGAAGCAGGTGGCAAGGTAATTTGGGTACAGCGTGGGGAGTTACCAAGCTGGCACATTATGGCAGGCAAAGCTAACAACGGTGATGCTTTTGCTAGGGAGAAGCTCAAGCACTTGGGTATCCATGCTAGCGAAACAGCCTGGGTAGGCACAGAGTTTGATGCCATCATTGACAATAATGGTAGCATTGACGACTTGTATAAACAGCTTGCCAACGTTGTCCAGTAAAATTTAAAAGCAAGTATTCCGCTAAATAGGTCCAGAAACGCTTGTATGAGCTAAATATCTCTGAAGAAGGGCAAGAATCCCTTAAAGAATGGAGATATTATAATGGCTCAGTTAGTTTCCCCAGGCGTAAGCGTATCGATTATCGATGAAAGCGCATACGCATCTGCAGGCAACGGTACCGTACCAGTTATTGTTTTAGCAACACGATCAGGCAAAACAGCGCCTGATGGTTCATCTGCTCAATATACTACAGCACCTTTTGCTAAAAAACCCCTAATTGTTACTAGCCAACGCGAGTTGGTACAACTATACGGTGAACCAAAGTTCACTATCGTTGACGGTACACCTGTACATGGTCACGAATTAAACGAATACGGCTTGCTTGCCGCTTATTACTACCTGGGTATTGCCAACCGTGCTATTTTAGTACGTGCTGACTTGAACATGGAAGAACTAGAGCCACAAGCAGAAGCACCAGTTGGTCCTCCAGCTAATAACCAATACTGGTTAGATACAAATGATAGCCAATTTGGTTTATTTGAATCTGTTGGCGGCAAGTGGGTTTCTAAAACTGTTACAGTTACTGATGGCACCCCAGGTGCAGGCATTGGTGCCAATGGCAACTACGCACTTGATGCATCAAGCTCAACAAGAAAATACTACAAAAAAGTAGACGGCTCATGGCGAGAAGTTACTTCTGCTAGCCTAGTAAAGACAGTTACAGTTGCTCCTCACTACCAAGTACCTGATGCAAGCGTAGCCGGTAACGTATGGTTAAAAACAACAAGCCCAAATGCTGGTTTAAACCTACGTATCAAGAAATATGCTTCTAAAACAGAAAGCTGGACTGTACAAAAAATTGGTCCAAGCAAAGCTGATATGTTAGTTGGTTATGAAGATAATGCTACTGCTACTGCTGAATTTGGTTCTGCCTTAGTTACAAATAGTTTATACATTCAGTTTGATGAACCAACAGCCGCTCGCTTTACAGTTAAGCGTTGGGATGGCGCAAGCTGGATTACTTTAGATCCAAGCGCAAGTGATGCCGCACCAACAGGTCCTATTGTTGATGGCCGTTTATGGTATGATGCTGGTACAAACGTTGACGTTTATGTTAAGGCAACAGTTAACGATACACCAATTTGGACAGCCGTAGAAAGCATTCACGTTAACACAACAGAACCAAGTAGCGCAAGCAATGGTGATGTATGGATTGACACAAACGATATGGCCAATTATCCAGTAATCAAGTTCTATGATGGTACTGATTGGGTAACACGCGATAACGCAGACCAAACAACAGAAGAAGGTTGCTTATTTGTTGACTTAACAGCAACAGCCGGCGACAACACTGGTATTGAAGGTGGCGCAACAGCCATGGACGATCAAGTTCCAAACCCAGCCTACTACCCAGATGGTATGCTATTATGGAACAGCGCAGTAAGCTCTGGTAACGTTAAGAAGTGGAATGCCGCTGAAGAATTCTGGCAAACAGAATCTGGTAACGTTGACAGTGGTTTCAAAGCAGGTGCTCCATACATGTTTGAAAAAGCTCAACGCCGTGTAGTTGTAAAACGTCTACAAGCCGCTTTAACAGACAACGAAGATTTACGTGCAGAAACATTAGACTTCAACCTAGTGGCAACACCTGGTTATGTTGAATGTATGGACGAAATGATTACATTAAGCTTTGACCGTAAAGAAACAGTATTCGTCATTGGTGACACTCCAATGAAGTTGTCAAACAGAATGAGTGCAGTTCACACATGGGCAATGGGTACAGAAGCTGGTACTAACGGCGCTGATGGTTTAACAACACGCAGTGGTAATGCCGCAATTTACTACCCAAGCGCATTGTCTACAGACTTAGACGGTAATGATGTTGCAGTTCCTGCAAGTCATGCAGTTCTACGTGGCTATGCTTACAACGACCAAGTTGCTTATCCATGGTTCGCTCCAGCTGGTTTAACACGTGGTGTTCTAAGTGGCGTAAGTAACCTAGGTTTAGTAAACGCTGAAAACGAGTTCTTACCATTGGCATTGAACCAAGGTCAACGTGATACATTGTATCAGGACAACATTAACCCATTGGTTAATTTCCCAGGACAAGGTTTGTTTACATGGGGTCAGAAAACATTGTATCCATTTAGCTCTGCCCTAGACCGCGTTAACGTTGCTCGCTTATTAGTATATCTACGTAAGCAGTTTGACATTATTGCTCGTCCGTTCATCTTTGAACCAAACGACAAGATTACACGTGACCGCGTAATTAAGGTGTTCAATGGATTTATGGCTGACATGGTATCAAAACGTGCTGTCTATGACTTCTTGGTAGTTTGCGATGAGACAAACAACACACCAACAAGAATTGACAGAAATGAATTGTACATTGATATTGCAATTGAGCCAGTTAAGGCAATTGAATTCATCTACATTCCAGTTCGAGTTGTAAACACTGGCGCGATCGCCAATAACACTAAATAACGACAAGGAGAACTGAAAAATGGCAGTCGATTTAAGTAAATTTAACGTACCAGGCGGGGCCGGTGGCCCTCTGGTACAGCCTAAGCTAAGTTATCGCTTTCGTGTCACACTCACTGGTTTCGGTGATGGCGATACATTGCAATTAACAAGCCAGGTAGTAAGTGTTGGCCGCCCAAGTTTAACACATGATGACGTTGTAGTAGACGTTTATAACTCACGTATTAACTTGGCAGGTAAGCACTCATGGGATCCAATCACATTAACTGTTAAAGATGATGTAACAAACGAAGTAGTTCGTGCTATTGGTTCACAGTTGCAAAGACAAGTAGACCACGCTAACCAATATTCTTCAAGATCTGGTGGCGGTTATAAGTTTGAAATGCTTATTGAAAACTTAGACGGAAGTGAAGAAACACTTGACACTTGGACATTAGGCGGTTGCTACATCCAAAACGTAAACTACGGTGAAAACAACTACTCAACAAGTGATCCGTTAAACATCACTATCGCTATCAAGTACGATAACGCTAACCATGAAGGCCAATTAGAAGGCACACAAGGTGGCGGCGATCTATCAACAGGTGGCTAATAAAAGCTCACTTTAATAAAGTGATAAGTAAGAGTAAGCAGAAATGCTTGCCCTTATTAGGAGAAAGAAATAAAGGGCGAGAAATCGCCCTTTATTATTGATATGAATTACTTCAAGTTTGAAAACGCGGCAACTAAAAAAATCCTTAACGGAACAGAGGTACATCCTGATGACACACCACTTGGCGATGGTTATCCTTACTTCAAGTTTGCGTATGAAGTAAAGTTCATAACCAGTGGAGGCGAGTATGGATTTGACACAACACCTGTGTTCTTAGCAAAAACATGCGAGCTTCCACGTTGGACTGCTGACACACAAGTAGTTAACGTATACAATCACAAAACATTGGTGCAAACTAAACTTACATTTGAACCAATTACAATGACCTTGTATGACCAGACTAACGATGCTGGTGATAAAATGATCTGGGCATGGGTACAAGAACAATTTGATTCAACTAATGGCAGTAAAGCCGCAAAGTTTAAACCATTTGAAGTTGAAATTAAGATGAAAAATTTAAGTGCGCCAGGAGCAGGAGATAAAGTATACAAGTTGAAAAATGCATTTATTGTCGATGCCCAACACGATACACTAGATTACGCATCCAGCGAACCAGTTATGTGGTCACTTACAATACGTTACGAAGATTTAGAAGCGCCAGGCTTTACTGGACCAACACCAACTGCACCTGCACATATTAAGCCGTTGCCTAAACCACCAGCACCAGTCAAGCCAGCAGGCGGTAAGAAAACTCAAACTAGTACCTTTACACCAATTACAAAGCCTCCTAAGAAAGATGCAGTTAAAGCACAAGAAGCTCCGGCTGAACAGCCAATGTACACTGACCCGATGGGTACAACAGATGGCGCCGCAATTATGAGTGTAGCTGGCACAGCACCTAGGAAAGAAATATCTTGGCCAAGTTGGGTTCCTTTCCTTGGAAGGAAAAGTACAAATGGTAATATAACAAATAACACAGATGGCACGGTAAGGCCTGAAACATCTGCGCCTGTTTATAATAGCAATACTGGCACAGACAAAACAACATCCCCGACTAGACCGCCAGTTAGTCCAGCTACGGCAGATTTTATCTCTCGCCGAGAAAAAGAAATAAGCCAAGATGGTGGACTAAACCCTGAATATAAAAAAGCTTACATTGAAGCTCTTAAGAAAAATCCTCCTCTAACAAGTTCGGCTCAATCACAAGCTAGTGCGGATCAGCGAGCTCGGTTGATTGCTTTACAAACTGCTCCGCAGTATAAGAGTCAAACTAGAACAGTTGACAACGGAGTAATAGTAGATAAGTTAAATGCAAACAATAGAGAACCATATGCACCGCCAGCCAGGGTAGGAAATACAAATACGAATGCCAATGTTAACGATAAGAAAGGCGATGCTATTGTTAATAGACAAACGACACTTGAAAACAATGTTAGATCTGCTCAAAGCGTTAACGATCAAAATGCCGCACGTCAAGCATACTCGCAAGGCAAGTTAACACCATCACAGGTAGCCGAATACCAAAAAACTGGTAAGGTAACAGGCATCAAAGGTGCACCTGGCCATGACGCAAAAGATAAATCGGACTTCTAATGATAACATATAAAGTAATACCACAAGTAGATTTTGATAAAGCAGTACAACGAGTACTATCTCTTGGACTGTCTAGAACACCAGCTGAAAATATAGTGTTAGCATTTTGGAAAGCTAGTCAAGACTTAAACTTAGATTTTAGATCGCTAATGGATGCATCAACTGAAAACGGAACTTTAGATGTTAGCCAAGACATTCTTGACAGATTAAATCTAAACTTACCCGACACAATTAGATACTACAAAAATGTTCCTAAACCAGTATTACAGTTAGCCGCTAGGGAGTTTTAATGTCTAAGAATTATGCTCAGGGGTTTTATACTTTACTACACCCTGAAAAATATGTAGGCAAAGGGACTCCAAAATACCGCAGTGGCTGGGAATTGACTTTCATGCGATTCTGCGACAACCACCCCAGCGTTGTAAATTGGGCAAGTGAAAATGTACGTATACCCTATAGAAATCCTTTTACAGGCAAAGATACATTTTATGTCCCTGACTTCTTTGTAGTATATCAAAACGCAAGCGGTCGCAAAGCAGAGCTTATTGAAATTAAGCCCAAAGCACAGGCAGTAATGGAACTTGCTCGTAGTCAACAAGAAAAAGCCGCTGTAGCACTTAATATGTGCAAATGGGCGGCTGCACGTATTTGGTGCAAGCAAATGGGTGCTACCTTCCGTATATTAACTGAAGAAGATATCTATAATAACACCAATCCGACTAAGAAACGCCGCAAATAATCATAAGTACAGTATGACCAAAAAATTAGAAGAGGTGTTTGGCTTTCCACCGATTGAGGAAGTTAACACCAATCTAGACACACAAGAAACTCAAGTGCCTGAAGAAATTCAAGATGAGCTAGATGTTGCTCACGCTACAATTGACATGGCAAACCGTGTTGATATTGCGTTGCCTACTGTAACAGATATGGCAACAGCTGAACGTGAGCTTGATAAACTAGCCAATACTGCTCAAGAACAGAGCGAGCGTTTGATGGATTTGGGATTTAACGTTGACGATAGAAATGCAGGTAAAATCTTTGAAGTAGCGGCACAATTGCTAAAAACAGCAGTTGATGCAAAAACAGCTAAAATTGATAAAAAGCTCAAAATGGTTGAACTACAGTTGCGTAAAGCACGTATGGACAAAGAAAAGGGCAATGAAGAGCCTAATGTACTTGATGTAAGCGATCAAGGACTTGTAGGAAACCGCAATGATATTGTCAAAGCCATCCTAAACCGTGTGGGTCAGAATAAATAGTCTTATGAGAGGATTTAATTATGCCCACACTATTAGAGTATATTAATCAATTACAAAAGGAGCATCGCTATCGCATCAAGATGGCGTTTGCCCCAAGTGAAAGACAGTTAGAAGTATTAGAGCGTCATATGAAAAAATATGATGCACTAGAAGTTAGCCGCCCAGAGAAGCTAATGCTACAAGCACAACCAATGGATTTTCCACAATTAGGTGGGCATGAAATTGTTATTGTTGATGTGGTAACACGTTTACCAGTAAGTATGCCAACATTAGAAACAGAGCTTCGTTCTTTGATGTTTATCAAAGATGGATTAATCAGAGTATTTGGTCGTGACGAACCTGTTGAGCAGGAAATCGAAGACGACAGCGAGCCAAATCATGAAGCTAAACTAGGCACAGACTACAGCAATGTTGAAGCTAATCCAGTCAAAGCTGAAGATGCAAGTGGCGACAAGTATAACCAGAATTTGTTAAAAGAGCTTGATAAGAATCGTGCTGAAACAAAGGCTGGAATTGTTAAATCGTCTGCAAAGTCGGATGCTTCGGCCTGTGCCCCAACATGGGAAGGCCCAGCAGATGGCAAAACTAGTCCGGTAAATTCTTCTATCAAGAATGAAATGCCAACAGCTAAAGGAATCAGACGATGAAAACAAATAAACAATTAAACGAAGGCATTCGTATTGCCAAAGAAGGCATAGAAGAATGTTGGGATGACATGGGAGGTCAAACTATGACACAAGGTAATGGCGAACAAATGTCAGTAACAATTTCTATGCCAGGAAAGAATATTAGTGTTACTACAGATAGTGCCGAAGAAATCGGTAGCATTTTACGTTTAGCAGGTATCAACATTGGTGGCGGTAGCGTTGCCGGTGATGTTGATGGTGACGGAGATCACGACATAGCAGACCATGCCGCAGAATTATCTGGCGGTGACGAAACAGTAATGTACGTTGGTGCAGGCAATCCTGAATCAGGTCCAGAAGAAATGTCTGAACCAGAAGAAATGTCTGAACCAGAAGAAGAACCACGTGAAGCAGTGGGAGATACTTCAACCACACACAAAGGTGGCACAGTAACACAAACAGCAACAGGCTTAAAGCACCAAGCTGGTTCTGGTAGCTACGGTGGTAGCGATAAAGAAGAAGAAGACAAGCCTACTTCTATGTACAAGCAAAGTGCAATTCCTGATAAGGAAGTTGAAGAGTCTAAGAAGCCAGATGATGATGGTGACGGTGTTCCAAATTGGGCCGACAAGCACGAAGGCGAAGATGACCAAGACTTCAAAGAGTCTGCACGTATTCTTCAACTTGCTGGTGTAACTAACGAAGCACAAAGCGCCGCACAAAAGGCCGCATTTGCAAAAATGATTGCAAAGAAAAGTGGCAAGTCTGATGATTCCAATGACAGCGGCAGTGATGCATCTGACGATATGGGCAGTGACAAAGACAAAGAAGTTAAGGAAGAAGCTCCTGCTACTAACTCTGTATTCGGTCAAGGTGTATACGAAGCAATGCGTAACACTGGCGACGACATAGATGACATGGTTGAAGATTACCTAGACTATTTAGAATGATGGACAAAAGCCGAGAAGAAGAAAAAGCAGAAATCCTGGCAAGTTTAGAAGCAGGACACTTGCATTCTAGCGAAATTGAGTATGCGCTGTCAGGCACCAAGTGGGATCCACTTGCACCGCAAGGCGTAGGCGAAAGCCAAGCAGCTCGTATTATTGCATTGGCTGGCTTAGGTGAAGGCAACGCATCTGCACACGACTATGTTGATTACAAAAACGCACGTGGTGAAGAACCACCAGAGCAATTGGTAATGCAACCTGGTGTTGAGTACGACCCTGACACAGGAATCATTTCAGTTAGAAATGCTACATCATTGGCAAACACGCATCGTTCAATTGAAGCGGCAGGTTGGCAAAAAGTACAAGGTGCGGCTCATCCAAATCCAGCAGGTGCCGGTAATGCACGTCAAGCAGGTGATACAGCTTATCAACTTGAAGCCGCTGAAGAAATGTCACGTATTGTTGCATTAGCAGGCTTAGACGAAGCACGTTTAATGAATGCTCCAGATGGCACAAGCATGCCAGAACCAAAAGAGTATACCATTACAAGCAAGCTAGGCAAAGGTGCAGGCCATAAAGACTACGGTCAAAACCGTGCAAATGGCCAAGGAGAAAACCCAATGGGTATGCACACAGCAGACATTGACAGCGTTGAAGAAGCGTTTCAATCTGCTATGGGCGAATACCGCAAGTTTGTCGCTGAGAACGTTGCTCGTAAAAAGTAATAGGAGGCCCTAGTGGCTACTGAAAATACTTTTGTAAAGTCACCTTTCAAAGTAGAAAAGTTCACGGACGATCAAGTCCGTGAGCTTGCCTTATGTGCCCAAGATCCTGTGTACTTTATTGACACATACTGCTGGGTACAGCATCCAACCAAAGGTAAGGTACCTTTTAAACTATTTGATTACCAACGTGAACTAATTGATTGTTATCATAACAATCGTTATAGCATCAACATGCTGGGACGACAGATGGGCAAGACTGCATGTGCTGCCGCTTACCTTGTTTGGCGAGCTATGTTTATGTCGGATCAAACAATTCTAATTGCCGCGCACAAGTTTGCCGGTGCACAAGAGATTATGCAACGTGTTCGTTATACGTACGAAACATTGCCAACTTTCTTAAAAGCTGGTGCTACTAGTTATAACAAGGGTAGCATTGACTTTGATAATGGTAGTCGTATTATTTCAACTACCACAACAGAAACAACTGCTCGTGGTATGTCACTATCGCTAATCTATTGCGATGAGTTTGCATTCGTTAAGCCACGTATTGCTAGTGAGTTTTGGACTTCTATTTCACCTACATTGTCAACAGGTGGTAAGTGTATTATTACAAGTACTCCTAACCAGGATGATGACCAGTTTGCTCAGATCTGGAAGGAAGCTACAAAGAACATTGATGCGTTTGGAAACAAACAAGCACTTGGACGTAACGGCTTTGCCAGCATTAAATTTATCTGGAGCGACCACCCCGACCGCGATGAAGCTTGGGCACAAGTTGAACGTATTAAGATTGGTGAAGAACGCTTCTTACGCGAACATGAATGTGAATTCATTATTGCAGATGAAACGTTAGTTAACTCAATGAAGTTGGTAACAATGGAAAGCCGCGAACCTAGTGGCAAGCTTGGACAAGTTAGAATTTTCAAATATCCAGAAAACCAAGGTGCGTATGTTATTGGCTGGGATCCGAGTTTGGGCACAGGCGGAGACCCTGCGGCTATTCAAGTGTTTAAGCTACCTGAGCTTGAACAAATTGCTGAATGGCAACATAACAAAACTGACATACAAGGACAGCTTAGAACTCTTGTTGCTATCTTAAAGTGGCTTAAAGATGAAACACATAACTCTGCTGAATTGTACTGGTCAGTGGAAAATAATACAATTGGTGAAGCGGCACTTATTAGCATCCGTGAGTTTGGTGAAGAACATATTCCAGGTACGTTTGTACAGGAAGTTAGACGTGCAGGACAAAACAGAGGTCGCCGTGGATTTAACACAAGTCACAAAACTAAAATCTCTGCGTGTATGCGACTAAAGAACTATGTTGAAAGTGATAAGATGACAATTTACAGTCACAACTTATTGCGTGAACTTAAGAACTTTATTGCCCGTGGAGCAAGTTTTGCGGCCAAAGACGGCGAAACAGATGACTTAGTAATGGCAACTATATTAACACTACGTATGGTTGAAGTTATTATGACCTGGGATTCTAAAACATATGATAGGCTAATAAATGCCGGCACAGATGACGTTTTAAGACCTATGCCAATCGGCTTCTTATAACTAAATATAACTATGTCAACAAAAGATGATTTAACCCGCGAAATTGCTGCCGCTGTAGCAGGAGTTAGCCATGATGCTAATTTCAAAGACGAAGACGGCAAAAGTACACTTGATCAAAGTAATGCCATTTATCAGTATCTTCCAAAGCAAGGTGTAATGGTAATGGTTAACCACGAAAACACTGATGTTGAAGTTTGGTTTGATCCAGACAAAACAGACAAAGATTGGTTTGAAGAAAAACTAAAGCCAATGGTACAATCCATTGCCCGCCGTTACTTGTACGGCACAACTGTTCGTAGCTACGCTGGCGATATTACACCTAAGCAAATGGCTCACAGAACCGATGTACACGAAAGTCGCAACAGTTTAAAGATTAGCTATCATCCGCTAGGTAGCACTAAAATTCGTGTGGCACACTCTAAAAGTGTTACAGAAGAAAAGCCAGGCGCACGTAGTCGTAACATTAAGGCCCTGTTCATTGAGAAAGATGGAGAGCGTTTTCGTTTCCCATATAATCATTTGTTAGGTGCTAGAGTAATGGCACTACATGTTGAAAGTGGTGGCAAGCCCTGGGATGATGCCGGTTCTAAGATTTTAGAAATCAGTCGCCGCCGCAAAGACATGATGGAACTACTACGCTGGAGCAAGAAAGTTGAAAACAATGTTCAGCTTGATGAAATTCGTAAACGTGGGCAAGATGAAGTTATTATGCTTCGTCGTATGATGGAACGTGCCGCACGTACAGGTGACCTCTCTGGCGTAGTTGATTATAAACTGCCAGATAAAAATGCTGTTACTGAACAGTCTTATGTAAACGAAGCTGTTAGTGAATTAGACGCTACACTAGGTAAGTTACTAGGTTAACTCAATTTAACTTCCAAAGAAAAAGCCCCTTGCGGGGCTTTTTTGTTTTAAGGCTTGCCTAATGTATATCCTTGACTGTCTAGATATGCTAATTTAGCGGCTATTCGATTCAATGCTTCAGCTATTGTAGTAGGAGCTGGACTTGCCCAGTTAGCCGGAACTGCCGGAGCATAGCTACTACTACCACCTAATACACTTGCGCCGGTACTATCAACAATATCACCACCTGCTGGCAATGTTAAATCACCATCTGTGCCAAACTTCCAAACGCTGACTGTGCCTTCATTGATGCTGGAACCAATTTCAACACCTTGTGTGCTTGGTCCATAAAGTCCTGGCATCTTAACATAGTTGTAGTCGTCACCAAAGTATAAATCTGTTGAACTATTTTGTCCTGCTGGCCGCATAATGTGGAAGTGACTTGGGCCGCCGGGTTCTGGCAATGCACCAAACTCTAAACCACCACGACTTGTTACCATGCTCACAACACCATTTGTGCCCACGCTGACTGAATAGTTGTTAGTACCGTCTGTGTTTGTTATTTCGCTGATTGTTACAGCAGGAGCACTATCACCATATAAGCTGCCGGTGACAGCAACGCCATCGCCGTCAAAGCCGCTACTGCTGTTGTCGTTGCCATAGCCACCGTCCTCTCCGCTAGTACCAATAATGTTAATGTCAGCACCTGTGGCAAATACGCCAAAAATACCTGCTTGGTAGGTAACAACATAGTCACCACCGCCAAAAGCACTTGCGCCGGTCACTACATTGCCATCGTTATAACTAATTTCTGTTTCCAAATTGGTGTGAATGGCATTAGCACCATCGTATTCATCATCGCCGCCGTCATCGATACTATAATCTGGCCATATTTCACTAGGACGAGGCAATGTACCTGTTACAGTATAACTTAGAATTGCGCCAAAGCTCACGCCAGTAATTGTTACAGTAACATCGTTGTCGGGTGTTAGCAGAAAATTGCCATTAGCATCTTGAATTGTGTTACCTGGAATGACATGCACATCGTTGACTTCGTGTGTATTTGGTGCACCTTGTCCCCAACTGCCTAGGTCCAGCGTGTCGTTGTTCATGTTATAGGATATACCACTAAAGCCAGCACCATCACCAGTAGTGTACTGAGGACTGATACTAAATTGATTATTAACATCGAAGAACTCTAGGTCAACTTTTGGATTGGGGATGATTGTGTTAAAGTTACTAAAGTTAGCGTAGAATGCTGTCTTCATTTCTGCGACATTATTATAAGTGCCTTCGGTGCCACCGTCTAAAATAACATTGTCAATCACTGCTTCGACAAATGTTTTTAATGTTGTTGTTTGTGTTTGAACATCCCAATCGGAACCATCACCGATTACAACTAACATTGCTACAATATCACTGCCAGTTAATCCTGTTACTTGGAAGTCATCACTGTTAGTAGATGTGTCAATGGCACTAGTTGGTGTAACTGTATCTTTGTAAATTACTAGCTTGTTGATGGGACCGTTGTTATCATCGCCGTTGTTATACATTGTACCATAGTGTGCTCTAAAGCCTTTGTATGGTGCTAGTAATCCGTTGCTGCCAGTAGTTGCTGAGATTGTAACTGTGCCATCACTTGAATTTGTTGTAATAGCAATACCATCTCCTGCAACTAATGCTAATTCATTACCGGCTTCGTCGGCTAATACATCATCTTGGCCAAGCACAGCTACTTTAGTAAATCCACCAGCACTACTACCGCCGCCTAACACAGAGTTGCCATTACTGTCTTTGATGTCGCCACCTGCAGGCAGTGTTAGATTACCATCTGCGCCAAATGTCCATTCGTTTTGGTCACCGCTAAAATCTGTAGTTAAGATAATGTCAGTTGGTCTCAGGCTAAACTGTGTAGTTCTGTTGCCTGACTCCACATCACGGTTTTGTAGGCTCAGGGTTACGCCGCCTGGCTCGCCTTCGACTGTGGGATTGAATACTCTAAGATTCAAATCATTACCTTGTTGAGCAAAGATATGCCCAGGTGTAGTTAAATTACCATCAGTTTCAAAACGCCAAACATTTTGATCGCCACCATTGTTATCATTGGTGCCAATCTCAACACCGTATGCTGGATTTTGACCATATGCGGCTGGGCGTTGAAGAACATAGTTGTAGTCGTCGCCAAAGTACAAGTCTGTGCCACCGCTGCCATTTTCCCCCATGGGTCGCATAATGTGGAAGTGTGTTGGGCCACCTGGTTCTGGCTGTGCACCAAACTCCAGACCGCCGCGAGCAGTTACCATAGTAACAACACCATTAGTAGCCACACTAACCGAGTATGTACCTATGCCATCTGTGTTGGTAATTTCACTTATATTACCGCTACTACCACCAGGTGTCACCCATTCAGTGTTGTAATCATCGCCGTCAATTTTAGCAAGAACTTGTCCAGTTGTACCTCCTGTTGGCACACCTTGGCCAGGTGCTCCATCATTGCCAGGTGCTCCATCGTTGCCGTTCATACCTGCGGCTCCTGTATCGCCTTTTGGTCCCTGTGCGCCTGCGGCGCCATCATTACCAGCAGGTCCCGTGGTCAATGTTGGCTTGCCAGTTAAGTCAGCATAAGCACCTGAGAACAATGTTGGCTTGCCAGTTAAGTCAGCATAAGCACCTGAGAACAATGCTGGCTTGCCAGTTACAGCGGTCCAGGCAACACTGGTAATAAACCCACTGTCGTTTGTTAAGTCGCTTACTTTACTTGGGATACTTGGTTTGCTTGTTAAGTCAGCGTAAGATCCGCTTGTAGCAACAGCGGCAAAGCTTGGCTTGCCTGTAATGCTACTCCAGCTAGTAGGGCCTCCGCCACCACTACCTCCACCATTGATTAGTTCACCACCTGGGGTACTTCCGTTGTGGAAGTACAAATATCCGTCTCTATAGGTGATTTCACCAAAACGTCCCAAGTGGTCGTCGGGTGTTGTGTCGTTCACCCTGAACGTATAAATTTTACGAGCTGTCATATAATTATGTCCTATTTTGCCAAAGAGATGGCGTCCATATATTTATCACTTTGCATTAGTTGGCTCATTTGTCCAGAATGACAGAAATTCATTGATTTGGCTATTGCTTTTTGACCACGATCATAAGTACAATACAACACATGCAAGACAATTCAAGCATGTGTTGTTTGACTCAATAGAGACAAAACACTAACATTGGCTAATATATAAAGGAAAAACATTATGGCTTCATTAGCAGAAATCCGCGCTCGCTTAGCCGAGCAAGCACAAAAATCCGGTGGTACTCAGCAGGGTACAGGCGATAACGCAATTTACGCACACTGGAATATCCCCGAAGGTACATCCGCAACGCTACGCTTCCTCCCAGATGGTGACGAAAGCAATACTTTCTTCTGGAAAGAGCGTCAGATGATCAAGATCGAGTTCCCAGGTGTTAAGGGACAAGACGAAAGCAAGAAAGTTGTTGTACAAGTTCCTTGCGTTGAGATGTGGGGCGAGACTTGCCCAATCCATGCTCAAATCCGTCCTTGGTTCAAAGATCCAAATATGGAAACACTGGGACGCAAGTATTGGAAGAAACGCAGTTATGTTTTCCAGGGCTTTGTTGTCAACAGCCCAATGGAAGAACAAAGCACACCAGAAAATCCAATCCGTCGCTTCATCATCAGCCCACAGATCTTTACCTTGATCAAGCAAGCATTGATGGATCCAGACATGGAAGAATTGCCAACAGACTACATGCGTGGCACTGACTTCCGTCTTAACAAGACACAAAAAGGTGGCTATGCTGACTACTCTACAAGTGGCTGGGCACGTAAAGAACGTGGCTTAAACGAAGATGAGTTGCAGGCAATTGCCCAACACAACTTGTTCAACTTGAACGACTTTATGCCCAAGCGTCCTGGTACTGATGAGCTTCGTGCTATCGTTGAGATGTTTGAAGCGTCAGTTGATGGTCAGTTGTATGATCCAGAAAAGTGGAGCAAGTTTTACCGTCCAAGTGGCGTTCAGATTGCCAACGCAACTGGCGCAGTCGCAGATCCGGATGAGGACACAGTAGCAAGCAAGCCGGCACCTGTTGCGGCCCGCCCTGCTCCAATTCCAGCACCTGCTCCACAGGCAACAACCACAGCCGCACCTGCCGCTGACGCAGGCGGTAAGCCCAGCGTTGACGACATCCTAAAGATGATTCGTAATCGTTCAAATTAATTGAACACAAAAGAGGGTAGTGACCTGCCCTCTTCTTCATCTATAAGGATAATAAAATGGCAAAAGCATTTGATGTCTCTAAATTTCGCAAGAGCATTACAAAATCAATTGAAGGCCTATCAGTAGGCTTTAACGACCCAACAGATTGGGTATCAACAAACAACTTTGCACTCAACTACCTGATCAGCGGTAGCTTTACCAATGGCATTCCATTAGGCAAGGTAACAGTATTTGCTGGCGAGTCTGGTGCAGGTAAATCATTTATCTGTTCAGGTAACTTGGTTGCCAACGCACAAAAGCAAGGTATCTTCCCAATCTTAATTGATACAGAAAACGCCCTGGATGAGAAGTGGTTACACGCACTTGGTGTAGACACAGCCGACGATAAGTTGTTAAAACTCAATATGGCCATGATTGACGACGTTGCTAAGATGATTAGCGAATTTGTTACGCAATACAAAGCCATGCCAGAAGACCAACGTCCCAAAGTCTTGTTTGTACTTGACTCGTTAGGTATGTTGCTAACACCAACTGACGTTAACCAGTTTAACGCAGGTGATATGAAAGGTGACATGGGTCGTAAGCCTAAAGCACTTACAGCACTGGTTCGTAATTGTGTTAATATGTTTGGTGACTTGAACTTAGGTTTGGTTGCTACTAACCACACATACGCATCACAAGATATGTTTGATCCAGATGACAAGATCTCCGGTGGTCAAGGCTTTATCTATGCCAGCAGTATCGTTGTAGCTATGCGTAAGTTAAAGCTCAAGGAAGACGAAGATGGCAACAAGATTTCAGAAGTTAAAGGTATTCGTGCCGCATGTAAAATCATGAAGACACGTTATGCTAAACCTTTTGAATCAGTGCAAGTTAAGATTCCTTATGAAACAGGTATGAACCCCTACTCAGGCTTAACTGACTTAATCGAAGCCAAAGGCATGTTGAAGAAAGAAGGCAATAGTCTTGTTTACACAACAGCCGAAGGTGAGATTATTAAGAAGTTCCGTAAAGGTTGGGAACGCAATGACGACGGCTGTTTGGATACAGTAATGGCAAATATTACTGCTAATCCACATATCTTTGACAAGTCCGTTGCTGTAGAAGCTCCTGAAACAGTCGAGGAATAAATGTCATTTGACCATGAATCATGGTTGAGAACGCAAGGTGTAAAGATCATTGGTCGGCACACCTTGCGCCGCACAGTTAATCCTGGCTACATGGACTGGGGCAGTAATTGGGTTGATGGCCGCATTGACTGGTCAGCTGAGCGATACACAGTACACGAAGAACAAGTATACCAGGTTGAACTTGATCAACAGACCATTGAGCGGCTTGAACGCATGGAAGCTGACATACATCACGCTATCGACTATGCCAATCGCAAATATCATACAGCTCGAGGTTCGAGCGGATACAACGGCGGCCCAAGTGATGTAACTCAATTTTTTATTGACAACAAAGAACGTCACGAGGAATTGCTTAAAGAAAACTCAATGTACCGAGATGCTTGGAAACAGTTTCAATCCATTCGTGTCTTACTTGGTGAAAGTCCTCATTGGCCTTAACAGCAACTTGTGCTATAATAGTCATATGCAACTTAAACTCTTGATCGAACAACTGCAAACGCTATATGAAGCTGAAATGGTTCATGCAGATGTTATGGGTGAACCAGAAATTATGATTGACTGTTTTAAGAAAGTTGAACAAGGTGTATTTCACTATGCTGGCTTTAATGATCAAATAAAGATTGAAAGAAGCATTGATGGGGTATATCCTATACTAAGTGGGTTTACAGATGATTAAAAAACTTATGCAACGGTTAGGCCGCCATAGAATTATCTTGGATAGGCAAAGCAATGAACCATTGCTTGAACGTTACTATGTGTTCCTAAAGGATCGCACATGGTTCCCGTTTAACATCTTTGTGCATAAGTTTCTTAAAAGTGATCCTGACGATGTTCATGATCATCCGTGGCCTTATGCCACACTAATATTGAAAGGTGGATACTATGAATGGATTCCTCAATTTGACAAGCAGGGCAACAAGTTCAGTGAAATCGCTGTATGGCGAGGACCCGGCAGTTTTCGTGTATGTGGCGCTAACAGCTATCATCGTATTGAGCTTGATCCTAGCGTAGAGTGCTGGACAATGTTCATGCCCGGCCCGCAAAAACGTGAATGGGGTTTCTTAGTAAAGAACAAATGGGTTCACAACGAAGAATATCTCACTCAAATGGCAAAACAAAAATAACTGATTGACTAAGTATCGCAGTCAACTAAATGACAAAAACGGAGATTACATGATAATGAATGATTCAGGAGAAATGCTGGTGCAGATGTGGCTAGCTTTAAAACCATACATTGACAAGAAAGAACGATCTGATGCTGCCTTGGCATTTTTACATGCCGCAGGCGATTATTTAGATTTAGAAGTTGCCCGTGAAGATGGTGAAGGTTCTGATAGCTCGCTTGATTCAGCATTTGCTGAAATCTTAGGCGATGAGGAAGTTGAAGAAGACGAATCTGAAGAAGACTATTAATGAGTCAATGGTATAGAAAAGTTGTTGCTGATCTAAGTTGCCTTCCGGACTGTATCGAATGGTTTGAAGGCGAGCTTATTCAAGGCCGCATGGAATTAAAAATAGTCGGCAGCCTTGAAAAGGCCAGTAGAGAAATGCCAGGTATTGTTGAATACAGATTCAACCAGCTACAAGAAATTGAAGCTATACTTGAACAACTTAATATCCAACTTCGCAAAATTCGTAGTGCCAAGTTTAGACAGTTCACTGAACATTACAATCGTGCGCTAACAAGTCGTGACGCAGAAAAGTATGTAGATGGCGAACCAGAAGTATGTGACATGGATGCCATTGTAAATGAGTTTGCTCTTGTTCGTAACAAGTTCTTGGGGCTTACAAAAGCACTTGACATCAAGCAATGGCAGTTGTCTAATGTTGTAAAACTGAGGGTAGCGGGCATGGAAGACGCAGAATTACGCTAATCTGCTTAAAAAATAGACAATTTTTAGGGTAGTACTTAGTACTACCTTTTTGTGGCTTAAAAACCACAAAATTTACTATGGTATTCCCACAAAATTTACTTTGGTATTGTAAAATCAGTTGACATTTGGCTCAAGACCGCTTATAATCAATACATGGACAGCAAAAAAGAGGGCAAAACAACCCGTGTTGCTTAAAAACAACATAACAAAAAAGAGGTTGCAAAGTGTCCCAAAAGCGCATATAATAGACAGTATTGTTAAACCATTCCACGCAAAGGAAATTAAAATGTCAGCATACATTACTATCAAAAACGGCACGTACCGTAACTTCAACATTAACAACCAAACATTCCAACTTGTTGCCGACTATAAAGAAGGCACCAAAGGTGGTTATGTTACAGTTCTTGCAGATGAGTCACTTGGCATCTTTGCAGGACGTGAAGTTCGCGTTAAAGTAGATTCCATGCAAGACGTGGAACCTGCTAGTGCCGCAGATTGTGCTACCACCAGCATCGAAGCCAATTACGATACCCCAAAGAAAAAGGAATCTAAAGTGCAGGAAACTGACGAACAAGCTATTGAGCGTATCCGTGAACGTTTTGACATCTTGGAAGAGATGACTGAAGGTGCTGTTGATGGTACTGTCCGTGCTATGATCGTTGTAGGCCCTCCAGGCGTAGGTAAAAGCTTTGGTGTTGAGAAGGTGCTTGACAAGAGTGCCATGTTTGACAAGATTGGTGGACGCCGCCCACGTTATGAAGTTGTTAAAGGTGCAATGTCGGCAATCGGCTTGTATTGCAAGCTTTACAACTACAGCGGCGAAGGCAATGTCCTAGTATTCGACGACTGCGATAGCGTGTTGATGGACGAGCTGTCACTTAACATCTTGAAAGCGGCTCTAGACAGTTCCAAGAAACGTACAATTTGCTGGAACACAGACAGCCGTATGTTACGCTCAGAAGGCGTGCCAGATCGCTTCGAGTTCAAGGGCTCTGCAATCTTTATCACCAACATTAAGTTTGAGAACGTGCGTTCTGCAAAACTTAAAGATCACTTAGGTGCTTTGGAAAGCCGTTGTCACTATCTGGACTTGACACTTGACACGGCACGTGACAAGATGTTGCGTATCAAACAGATTATGTTGGACGGCATGTTGGATCACTACGAGTTTGAAGAAGGTGCCAAGCAAGAATTGTATGAGTACGTTGACACTAACAAAGACAAATTGCGTGAACTGAGCCTGCGTACAGTTATTAAGATTGCAGACTTGAAAAAGATGTGCGGTCCTGGCAACGACAAGTGGAAGCGTCTTGCAGAGACCACTGTTATGAAACGTGCATAAGGTTACCGACAGCTGACTATTTGCGTGGAATGTGGTCGGTGGGAAAGGGTTCTTTGGAACCCTTTCTTTTTGGCAAAAATATATTTTTAGGCCTGCTCAAAAAACCGGTGTTTTTACGGTAAGTATACGTAACCCCACTATCAGTTTCTCCGCTTTGGCATAATATGACTATACATTGCCGGCGGAGTGTGTTATTATAGATACTATGCCAGGAATAACAAGACTAGAAATTAAAGACGAAGTAAATGTAAAGTTCCATGAACTGGATGCTAGTACAAGACGTCGTTGTGAGTCCAAATTAAAATACCAGTTGCCGTATGCTTACCACGTGCCTGCTTTCCGTTTAGGAAGGTGGGATGGTAAGATTGGATTTTTTACTACTGCTGGAGCCACTTATATTAACTTACTGGATAGGATACTGCCTATCTTAGATGAGGAAGGTTGGCAAATTGAAATCGATGATCAAAGACAACAGCACAATCTTAATTTTACAGAAGTTACCGAGGATACGTTTAGTCACATACTTTGGCCTAAAGGACACCCAGCAGAAGGTCAGCCAATTAAGATCCGTGACTACCAAGTAGAGTGTATCAATCGTTATCTTGCTAACCCGCATGGCGTCCAGGAAATTGCCACAGGCGCAGGTAAAACACTAATGACAGCGGCCATGAGTTTAACATGTGAGCCGTTTGGACGTACACTTGTTATTGTACCTAACAAAGACTTGGTTAGACAAACACATGCTGACTATGTTAACATGGGTCTGGATGTTGGTGTGTACTTTGGTGATGAGAAAGATCTAGGACATACACATACTATTGCAACATGGCAAAGTATTAACACACTTATCAAGAGACACAAGGAAGGTCTTAGTGAAATAGGCATTGATGCTATTGTAGATGGTCTGGTTGCAGTTATTGTTGACGAAGTACACATGGCCAAGGCAGATGTGTTACGTACAATGCTAACTGGCCCGTTCGCACATATCCCAATTCGTTGGGGACTAACAGGTACTATCCCAAAAGAAGAACACGAGTACATTAGTTTGTTAGCATGTTTGGGTCCTGTGCTACACAGACTACAGGCAAGCGAACTTCAGGACATAGGTGTTCTTTCTAACTGCCATGTCAAGGTATTACAGTTTGATGATAAAGTTGAATACAAAACTTATCAAGAGGAACTAACATACCTAACATCAAATGAAAAGCGCATGGACGAGCTTTCCAAAACAATTGATGCTATTAGTAAAACAGGCAATACACTTGTGCTAGTTGATCGTATTGCTTCGGGCAAGATGCTGGTTGAACGATTGCCAGAGAGTGTATTTGTTAGCGGCGCAATGAAAAGTAAAGACAGAAAAGACGAGTACGATGAAGTTACCACTGCTGACAATAAAGTCATTGTAGCAACATATGGCGTGGCTGCTGTGGGTATTAACATTCCACGTATTTTTAATTTGGTTTTAGTAGAACCTGGCAAGAGCTTTGTGCGAGTAATTCAAAGTATTGGCCGAGGCATCAGGAAAGCACAAGACAAAGACTTTGTCCAAATATGGGACATAACAAGTACAGCAAAGTTTGCTAAACGGCATTTAGCCAAGCGCAAGAAGTTTTACGAAGAAGCAAACTATCCTTACCAAACAGAAAAGGTAATTTATAAATGAACATTTTAACAGTAAACAATCAGACATACGACTTAGATAGGTTGCCTGAGGAGATAGATGAGGATCTTCGTTACGGAGTACTAGACTACAGCAACAGTTCTGATGTTGACTATATGTTTGTGCCATTGGTTTTCTTGGAAAGCTTCAGTTGCCCTGCGGCAGTACTACGAATAGGAAAGCATGAATTAAAGGTTCCACTGGATTGGTCACTGATCATTGGCGAACCTGATCACGGAGAACCAGAAGTTATTAACGTAATGAGTTTGAACGACCGCGGCTTCTCGGCATTTGTGTTTAATCCCATCAATGGATACAAACCAGAGTGGCAAAAGGTTGAAGTAATCAACATCTATCAAGAAGTTAAATGGTATGTACCAAAGTTAAAGTTTGGTCATATCTTGGCTGTGCCACTTGAAAAGGGTGAGCAACCTATGTGTGCGTTCTTTCTCAAAGAGACAAATAAGATTCCAGAAGTACTTGACTTAAACAAGATTTGGTTTTAAAATACTAGCATGGCAACTAAGAAAAAAGAATCTGCTAGTGCAAAATACAAAGTTCCAATTGATCAAATTATGGCGGCAGTAGACCTCCGCAACGGAGCGTATTACTCTAAACTTGGTGATGAGGACAAGAAAACTGTAAGTACTTACATGGCTCAGCGTTGGGCAAGTCAAGTACAAGGTACTAGGGATGTACAGGAAGAATACTTGGTTAGTGTCAATGAGTACAGTAATGTTGACTATATTGCTACCACCAGCGCACATGAAGAACTGAGATGGCGAGCTCTTGCGCTATGCGGATTAGGCTTTAAACAACGCCACGAGTTCATCCCACCAATTGGTGTAAAGAAGGACAAGTTAACAGAGTGGTTAATTAAACAGTTCCCATCGATGAGCAATGAAGAGATTGACTTGTTTAAAACAATCAACGGCACAGATGTGTTTGAGGACATTGCTGTTTCCCAAAACATGGGTAATAAAGAACTTAAAGATTTGTTTAAATAATGACAATGGATTATCAATGTAAATTTTGCGGTAAAGCTTTTACACGCGAACGTACCTTAAGTAGCCATATGTGTGAGAAAAAGCGCAGGTGGATGTGTAAGGACGATATGGATAGTCGTATGGCGTTTAGTATTTGGACAGACTTTATGAAGTTTGTAAGTCCAAACACTAAGAAAGCCAAAACTGTCGAGGACTTTATACGTAGTCAGGATTACATTGGTTTTGTAAAATTTGCTAATTACTTGATAGAGCTCAAGCCAGTTGAAAGTGACAAGTTTATACAGTGGATTTTTAAGATGGGAGTTCGATTAAGTGATTGGCAACGACCCGGGACCTATCAACTCTACGTTCAAGAAGCCGCTAAAAAAGAAACAGCTGAACGTGCTTTGGAAAGAGCCATACTCGTCATGAGAGAGTGGGGTGAGGCAACTGGACAAGACTGGCAAAAGTTTTTTAACAAGATTGCGCCTGTAACAGGAATGAACTTGATAGTCATGGGCAGAATTAGTCCATGGATTATATATTCCACTGATGCGGCACAAACATTATTAGACAGGATGGAGCCAGGACAGGTTGATACAGTGGCAAAACATGTGGATACAGGATGGTGGATAAAAAAACTAAAGACAAATCAGGACGAAGTCCAGTGGATCAACACCACGATGGCGCAAGCACTAGATACGCTATGCTAGAAGCACGCCTAGCAGAGTTTATTTCTAAGTTTGACACCATGGCAGATGAGATGTCTGATATTAAGAAACAACAGGCCGACTTGATTGAGTTTGTTAAACAACAATTTAAAAAATGAATTTACCTGACGTTGATATTGACTTTGCTGACAGAGAACAAGTTCTAAGATTATTAAATCATGTTCCTGCATTGCAGGCAATGCCCAACGGCACAAAGCAAAAGCACAAGACAGGGGTGTACTTTCATCCAGTACCAGTTAATCCCTTTACAGGTTGGTGTGATGTTGATTATCAACATGCAGAAGAGTTGGGATTCTTTAAAGTTGACTTACTCAATGTAAGTTTGTACCAACGTGTACAGAGCAAAGAACATCTTACACGTTTAGCTGATCAGGAGCCATTATGGGACTTACTTCAACAGGACGACTTTGTAAATCTGTTATTTCATTTGAACGGGCACGGGGATATACTGAGGAAGACTTGCCCTACTTCCGTGGAACAATTATCTGCCGTCCTTGCTATGATTCGCCCCGCCAAGAGATACTTGATTGGGAAGCCTTGGACGACGATTATGAAGGAAGTATGGAAGAAACCAGAGAATGGCGAGTACTACTTTAAGAAGAGTCATGCCACAGCTTATGCAGTTGCCATTGTGGCACAGATGAATTTGATCTGCGAACAGATCAGCTACGGATACAGTTAATTCATTTTACGCACTAGACTAATTTGTCTGCGTTTGGTGCGTTTAGTGATAACATTGGTCAAGCTAGTTTGGTGTCCGTGTAGTACTTCAAAATCTTTGGTACTGTAAGTTTTAAGAGTATACACAAATCTACGCATTGGTTCTTTTAGAACAATGTTAATTGGTATCAAACGGTTAGAACCCCACCACCATTCCTCGCCCATTTCGACGAATAGCATCTTGTCCGTTTCATCCTTGAGTAAGTTATAAACATACATAGTGACAACTACAGCATCACTATTTTGTATGATTCCTACCAATTCATTTTCCCCATAACGCACCAAACTCATGAACGGGAAGCGTTCTAGGAATTCTTTTACTTTATTATCCATTGCTTTTACTTAGCATCGTAAAGATCCAGCTGTGCTAAATAATGCTATGGCAACATTAAACTTATCTATTCCTTCAGCTACCTTAAACTATGCAGGTGCAGGCACTGGTCCTAGCACTACAAGACAGGTTGCAAGCTACACCGACCAACGTATTGTTTGGTTTAAAGGCGTTGACAATATACTTGATATTAGTATTATTGGCACTGATCGTAGACCAGTTAGCTTACTTCGTAGGGAAGTTACACTAACCATGTGGGATAGAACAACAGGTAGCACTATTTTCCGTAGACGTGTTATCCCAACAATTGCTGAAAACGGACAAGCCCGCTTAACTGTATTTGCTCGTGATTTGATGACTCTGGGAAGTGGTATCTATTCTTTGGGTGCAACATTTGTCAATGCTGAAGGTTTAGAAACAGCGTTAACCTGGAACCGTGCTATGCAAGGTGCGTTTGATGTAGAAGTAAAAGATGCAGTTGTTCCGACCAGCAGAGCAACAGCCGAAATTACAGAATACCTTCAAACGCAGACCGCTGGCACATGGATATCAACATCAATGAATGGTCCGCAGTTCTTTAAAAAGGACAGCTCATTGTTTACAGTTGGTGTTTATGCCAGCAATTGGACAGGAAGTATTGTTGTACAAGGTACAATGGACGAGTCTATTGCTACTTCTACACTATGGGCTGACCTAAAGCCCCAAGACTACACCACAGCCAAATTAGACTTTAATGGATACACTGGCATAGACCCATACAACTATTATGGTGGTGTTCGTTGGTTGCGAATCAAACGCATAGATAACCTATCCAACGCAGGTACTCTTGACAAAGTTGTTGTAAGAGTGTAAACTGTACTCTATATGAGTATAGTTGAGACAACGTTACGGGCACACCTGCCTGCATTAAAATCAAACACAAACGGTTGGCTGACTATGAATTGCCCTATGTGCATTCAAAATGGGCAAGCACGACCAGATACAAAGCATCGTGGTGGCATTAAGTTTGAACAGGATCGTGTAGGCTACCATTGTTTTAATTGCGGCTATACTACAGGATGGCGCCCGGGACAAAGGCTAGGTATCAAACTTATTAAGTTAATGCGTGTGCTAGGCATTGATGAAGGAGATATCCAACGTTTAAAAATACAACTATGGGACCAAGTAGTTGAAGATGAAACGTTTGTAGTGGAGCCTTACAAAAAACCAGAATGGCCAGAAATAACTTGGCCATGGACCGTAAGAGATTTAAACTTAGAAGCCGCAGAGTATCTTGACAGCAGAGGTGTGTTAGAACTAAGCGACTGGTATACTAGTGCAAGCCCTATACAAGGTATGGACAATCGTGTTATACTACCTTACATGAGTGATGGCAAGATTGTAGGATACACAGCACGTTGGATTGGTGATGTACCGGATAAGAAAACAGCAAAGATGGTCACAAGCAGACCACCAAGCTTTGTATTCAATTTAGATCATCAAAGTCAATATCGCAAGTACACAATCGTAACAGAAGGCGAATATGATGCACTAACACTAGATGGTGTTGCGGTTATGACCAACAGCATCAGTCCAGAGCAAGCAAAGATTATTGAAGACATTGATAACGAACCAGTGGTACTACCAGACAAAGATCGAGCTGGCATGACATTGGCATTGCAAGCGGCAGAATTGGGTTGGAGTGTTGCCTTTCCAGATTGGCCAGATGGAGTTAAGGATGCCAACGATGCGGCACAGCAGTTTGGAAGAGTTGCTACACTACAAAGTGTGTTATCGGCGATTGAGAGCTCACCATTAAAGATTAAATTATTAGCAAGGCGATGGTGTGTATAAAGTAAAGGTAGTCTGGCGGCTAGGACAAGACTCCAGTGAATGGTGGAACCAAGTTTGCATTTGGGCAATAGAAGAATTTGGATTACCAGGCAACAAGTATAAAACAGAACTAACAGAAGATTATATGATTTTTAATTTTGAAGAACAAGAAAATGCCGCCATAATGGCCTTGCGATGGGGGAATAATTAATGGATAAAGAATATAGTGTAAGTACGCAAACCTTGTACTTGCAGTTTCTAATTAGCAGTAGAGACTTAGCGGCAAGATGTAATAACATTTTGGATCCTGATCACTTTGATAGACGTATTAGGAAAGCCGCTGAGTTTATTAAAGACTATGTTAGCCAACATGGTGATATTCCAGATCCACTGCAAATTAAAGCAGTTGGCGGAGTTGATATTGAAAACATTGGACCCACAGCCACACAACATAGCGCATGGTTCTTGGAAGAGTTTGAAAAGTTCTCAAGATACAAAGCATTAGAAAAAGCTATCTTGACAAGCTCGGATATGCTAGAGAAGCACGAGTATGGTGCAGTTGAGAAGTTAATTAAAGATGCAGTACAAGTTGGATTGCCAAAGACATTTGGTACAGACTACTTTGCAGATCCGGTAGCACGCCTTAAAGCAATTAGAGACAACAATGGACAAGTGTCTACAGGCTGGAAAGACTTAGATGACAAACTATACGGTGGCTTTAACAAAGGTGAGCTAAACATTTTTGCTGGAGCATCTGGTGCAGGTAAAAGTTTGTTCTTGCAGAACTTGGCATTGAACTGGGCACAAGCAGGCATGAACACAGTTTACTTTAGTTTAGAACTTAGCGAGTTGTTGTGTAGTCAGCGTATGGATGCTATGTTAACTGACATGAGCACACGTGACTTGTACAAGCGACTAGATGAAGTTGAGCTCAAGGTTAAGTCTGCAGGTAAGAAGGGCGGCCTGCTACAAATTGTTCAACTTACCAATGGTATTACAGCCAACGATGTGTTGGCTTGGGTGCGTGAATTCCAAACACAACGCAACATTAAAGTGGATGCTATCTTGGTCGACTACTTGGACTTGATGATGCCAGCAAGTCAAAAGATCAGTGTAAGTGACATGTTTGTCAAGGACAAGTTGGTAGCAGAAGAATTGCGTAACTTGGTTGTAAGCGAACATCTATTATTAGCAACCGCGTCACAGTTAAATCGTAGTGCTGTAGAAAGTGTAGAGTTTGACCACTCTATGATTGCAGGCGGCTTGAGTAAGATTCAAACAGCTGACAACGTGTTTGGTATCTACAGTACTCCCAGCATGAAAGAACGTGGCACAGTTCAAATCCAGTTTATGAAAACTCGTTCAAGTTCGGGTGTAGGACAAAAGATTGATTTGAGCTTTAATCCAGATACAATGCGTATCTCTAACTCAGTTGACAGCGGTGGCAGCACTACAACAAGTACTAAAGATTTGTATAGTAAGATTAGTAGAACAAGCAATATGGGCACAAGTGTTGCAACGCCAACAAGCAGTGGCCCAACGTCTTGGGAAAAGCCTCAGGCAAAAGAAGGGTTTGATATATCAAAACCAAATTCTGGATTGCCCACAGAAAAGCCCTCAAGTGCTCCAGTTGCTACTAATGCTAACAGAAACGCCTTAAGGGCTATTGTAAGTAGAGATCTTTAATTACTTTGGTTCGTATTCAATGTTTGGATTAACATCGGCAGCAATGTTTTTATTATTAACTGGTTTTAATCCGACTGTGGCATCGTTATCGGGTGCATCGGCAAAGTCAGCAATATCATTGCGTAAACGACTCATTAATGAGCTATCACCTACAATAATATCTGCCATGCTTACAAAAGCAGAAGTAATTAACTTTGCTTCGCTTGCTGTAACTGGCTGTTCAGTTGCAATTTTATTTAAAACCATCATAAAACGGCTTTGCATATCTTTGTCAACTAACGAACGTAGTGTTACTTTTAAGCGACTTAACTCGCTAGATGTAATATCTGCGTCAGGTTCGCCAGTGTCTACGCGAGTATCGTACTCGCTAATTTGCTGTAATTTATTAGCCAAGTTTCTTAAATCTTGGGCGCTTGGGGAAAGTTGCATTTTTCTTCTTGCTCCTGTTGAGACTATTTATTCATAAATATAATTATCATGCGTAAACAAACCCGTAGTATACTTGACGAAATTACCGGATTGGTGCCAAAACAAGACAAGCACCTTTTAGTTGAAGGCTTGGCTACACAAGCTATAGCCCGTGTAATTAATCTGGTAGAAGTTATCCAGCAGAATTATCCCTCTCATCAAGCAGATGAGTTAGTTAGACGCCTACAGTTAGCTATTAAAAACGGTGATCCTGCCAAGTTTACCCGTGGAGTAAGATCCATTAAGGAAAACGAGCAGTGAAAATCAACGAATTAAAAAGAACAACTTTAGAAGAAGGGTTTTTAGATAATCTAATTTCTAAAGCTCAAAATATGGCAGGTGGTGACGGAGTAACTGGTTTCATCCGTGCTTTACGTGGCCAAGGCGCCGCCCTAAACAAAGTAGCAGATGGTATTGCTAATCAGGTTGAAGGCCCGTTATTAAAACAACTTGGCAACAGCGTCCAAGCAATCAAAGCAGGCCAAGCAGATGTACCTGTTGCCGCTATTATTAAGCTAGCCCTACAAGCAGGTGTATCTGTTTCACAAGCAGATAATAATGCTGTAAGTGCAGAACAAATTGTCGGCTACTTACGTGACAATAAGCAAAACGTAGTTCAGGTTGCTGGCGGTGGTGTCAACCAAGTTGCTGATACAATTGCAACAGTTGCCACAGGCGGCGAAGCAGGCCCCATTGGGTCAATGAACTTTGACCAAACTATTAAAAATGTTAGCTTGGCAATTGCATCTTCTATTATTTTATTACAAGCAGATTCACAAAGTGCAGGTCCTTTTCAAGTAGACCCAGCAGAGAAACAAAAGTTTGATCAGTTAGGACAGCAAGTCATTGATACTTTGTTTGATCCTACTAGCCAAGACTTTAGAGCACTTAAACCAAACGAAGCTCTTAAAGAAAACTTATCTGGCTTGGTTGTACACATTATCAACACAGTACAAAATAAGTTAGTAGACTTGCCAGCAGAACGATTACAAGCATTAGCTGGTAATCCTCCCCCTATTGTTACTGCTACACAATTAAAAACTTTACTAGCCGGACATGATGCTAGCATTGATCCAAATGCTGTAAACAACATTGTAACAAAAGTTACTCCGTTGATTCAAGAACAATTAAAGGCTTGGATTGTTATTGCCGCTAAAGAACCTAAACAAGGTAAGCCTGTGTCATTCCAGTTGTATAAAGATTGGGGCGGTGATGCATTTGGCTTAATTGACAATATGAAATTTGGTGCAGGAGCCCAAGCCGCTGGCGAAGCCCCTGCCGCAGGTGGAACACCATCAAGTCCTGAAACTGGTGGCACACCAGCAAGCGCCGAAACTGGAACAACAGCTACAACAGAACCACCACCAACAACCTCACCGCCACCTGGTGATGCGGCAATCTTTACAGATCCACAAGCACTACAAGCTGAATGGCAAAAGTTCCTGGACTCAAATGGCAGGTTGATTACTGAACCGCAAGTACTTGAGTTACTAAAAGATATGTGGAAGTATGCTGGCGGCGTAGGAAATTTCAAATGAAAATAAAACAATTAAACAAACTGACCGAGGCACTGATTGTTAGACAGCAGGTCTTAACTGAATCGTGCAAGGGGTTAACCAACGAGCAAGCATACGTTGTAAACAGAATCTACAAAGAATTTTCACCACTGGTTGAAGCTGTATTAACACAAGATCAAATTAACAACATCTTTAAGGGCATTGAACAAGGTGCAACAGCAGGCGGCAATAACCGTACCATGGTTGGTAAAGGTGTTGATGTTGCTAAAGAAGTTAACAAGATTATGGACCAAGTTGGTACTTGGTTACAAGATACAGCACCTGTTCAGTTCTTTGACAAGAAATTTGAAGAACTAAAAACAAAAATTAAAAGTGGACTTGGCGAAGACAGCAAAACCATGGGCTACATCAATGCGCTTGGGCAAGCCGCAAAAGATAATCCAGGAACAACCGCCGCAGTTATTGGTCTATTGACAGTTGTTGCTGGTTTAGTTGGAAGTCCTGCCGCTGCCACTTTAGTTGCTTATACATTACGATCAGGTGTTAGCTTAGTCAAAGGTGAAAAACTTTCTACAGCAGTTGGACAAGGTCTAAAGACAGCCGCTATTACTTGGCTTACTGGTAAAGCATTTGAACTTGTCAAAGATGCTGTCATTGCAGTTGCAGACAAACTAGTAGATCTTGTTAGCATTACTACAAATATTACGCCTGTCAATGATGTAATTGGTAATGTAAACATGAACGTAAACGTAGATGGGCAAAGCTATATCAACGTCACTGAAATGCCAATGCTTAAGGCAGACTACACTCAGCTAGACGGATTAAAACAATCATTCTATGATGCAATGCCTCCAGGTGGCAACGGAGCAGATGCGGCAACAGCACTACAAGCTTTCAATGCTAAGTTAGCAGAACTTACAACAGCTGAGTATGCACAAAAAGTAGCCGAAGCGGCTTCTGGCGCCGGAGCAGATAGCTCAACATTAGCCTTCACAACATACGACACAGTTCGTGACGGTATGAATCAAGTTGGCGATGCTGTAACAGCATTGGCACAAGGTGTTGCCGCAGGTGTTAGCGCAATGCCAAACAGCACAGACGCTACAACTACACCCGATACTACAACTACACCTGAACCACAAGGTACTACATTAGATACAGACGCTGGTAAAGAACAAAGTGGCCCAGGCAATCGAAAGGTCAATGATATTGTACAATTTGGCGCCAAAGGCGAACTAAGCAATGCTCGTTGGACAGGCGAAGAAGGAAAAGAATGGGAAATCATTGGTGGCTCATTGTTTAATAGAATTATTAACGATCCGTCCACTGATAGAATGAATAACATTCAACGTGATACATCTAGCAAGATGCACAAGTTGTTTGTAGACAAAGATAGTGCTAAACGATTGTTTACTCTTGAAGGTAGACGTTTAGCACGTGGCCAACAACGAGCAGTATTTGAAGGCATTCAATACATTTACGAAGAGCCCAACTTGCTTGCTAAGATTCAGCAAGGTGCTACAAACCTACTAGGAAAACTTGCAGTCAAAGGCGGCAACTTAACAAATAAAGTTACAGCAGACAAGCTACAACAGGCTTGGGTTAAAGCTGGTAAGCCAATGGACAGTGATGACATCATGGACTTCTTGGTTAAACAAGGGGTTGATAAAAACGTTGCTGGTTCTACATTTGACAGTTTAAGTATTCCAAGAACACAACCAGCGCAAAAGAAACCAGCACCAACGCCAGATACATCTACAACGCCTGCTACACCGGATGCTACAGCTACAACAGATGCTACTCCTGCCACTGACACACCAGCTACACCAGATGCTACAGCACCCGCGCCAGCAACAGCAGATGCTACAGCAACAACTACTCCTGCTACTGACACGCCAGCAAAACCAGCCGCTCCTACAGGAAGTATCTTTAGCGACTTTAATAGACTACGTACAGCGTGGCAACAGTTCTCTGACTCAGGCGATAACAAATTACCTATCCAAGTTAAAGGTGTGCTAGGTGATATTCTTAAGACAGCGTTCAATACAGTTGAAAGTCGTCGTATCCTAAACAACAAGCTTATCAAGCTAACAGAAGCTAAAGCACGCATTGACCACCCAGAAGATTTAGTATTTGAAGAAGGCGCCGATGGTGCAATGCGAGCTCTTAATGCTATCAAGCACGCCGCAGTTGATCCAAAGTCAAACTCTGTAAAGTGGGATGGTACTCCTGCTATTATCTTTGGTCGTGATGAAGATGGCTTTATTATGACAGATAAGGCAGGCTTTGGTGCCAAGAAATATGATGGTATGGCACGTAGTGCCAAGATGTTCCGTGACATGATTTACAATCGTAAGCCAGACGAGCAGGGACGATTAGAGTACTCTACACAAATTGCCAAACTATATCCAATGTTAGAAAAATTAGTTCCTGCTAAATTCCGTGGATTTATCCAAGGTGACATTATGTGGATGAGCAAACCAGAAGTTCACGATGGTGCAATTGAAATCCAACCGTTAAAGGTAAAGTATACAATTGATCCAAGTAGTGATTTGGGTAAAAAGATTAAAGCAAGTAATGCTGGTATTGTTGTACACAGCTACTTTACAGATCGTGCAGAAGAAGAGCCACGTGCAATGACTCCTGCTGAAATCGAAGCTTTAAAGCCAAGCCCGGGCCTTGTAGTGTTAAGCCCTGTAATGCAAGTTAAGTCTGCACCATTTGAAATGGCACAAAGCGATATTCAAGTAATTGAAAACGAAATTGAAAAGAGTCGTGCTGGAATTAACAAGCTATTAGACAGCTTCTCTGTAAGTGCTTTAAAGATTTCTAACTTGTCTGATATCTTTAAAAGCTTCCTAAACTACAAAGCGGGCATTGGCGAACACGGCCCAAGCGGCAAAGAGTTCCTGGATTGGTTGAAAGATCCAAGTAGAAGCAAGCTAACAACTAATAAGATTCAAAATGTACTTGATCATATCTCTAAGAATAAAGCAGGCTTTACCGCAGTATTCAAAATTGCCAATATGTTGGTTGAGTTAAAGTACAGATTGAAAGATCAACTTGATGCACATGCTAGCCAAGGTGCCGCAGTTACAGCATCAGTTAGAGAACATCCTGGCCATGAAGGCTTTGTAGCAGACACACCACACGGTAAAATTAAACTAGTAAATAGACCTGTGTTTATGAAAAAGGTATAATATGGAAGACTTTAGTTTTATCACGGAGAACTGTAACGAAAGCAAGATGTTTCGTAACAATTACCTATCGCAGTTGACTCTACGAGATGCAGTTGATAGCGTATTCCTTAACTTGCTTACTGTATACTTGTTAAGCAAAGAGTTTGAAACAAAACCATTTGCACAAGACTATGCAAGACGTACAATGCAGTTTGGTAATTTTAATTTGCCAAGAGTAAGTGGAACAGATTTGTATCAAGGTCTTCACATTATATTGAATCCAGAAGGCGCCATGGCTGGCAAGTTAAAAGCACATGAACAGAATACAGCACTTGCACAAGAACTTAAAACTAATAAGAAAATGATCTTAGATTTTTTAAGAAACATTTCAACAGGTCGTGCTGATGCAACCGCTGCCATTCGCATCATGTATCGTTTGGAAGGACAAATGGGCATTGACATCAGTAACTACAAAAGCCTGCGTCGATTGATCACAGATTGGGATAATTTGTCTACTCATCAACGCGAACTATGTGTAACTCGTTTATTACAATATTATAAAATTAGAGGTAAGCATAGTGAACTTTATCCAGTATTAGATAAGTTGGCCTCTGGTAAAGGTTATGTATTGCATGGAGTTGAAAATGCTGAGTTGGCTGCACTAGGTGTTGGCGCAATAGCAGGTTCAAGGTCAAGCAACAGCTTCTTATCTAGTTTGGCCAAGGCGGCCGCCATGGGCGCCGCAGGTTACGCAATAGGTAGAAACCTTTAAATTATGTCTGATAAAAAATCATGGATGGTGCCCGGGGCACATGTAGGTGCCGACCCAGAGTTCTTTACTGCCTGGACACTATTTGACATTGGTCCAGAATGTGAAGAAAGTCGCGGAAACTTAGCAGAGCTCATGAGTGTTATTGCCGCACGTGGGCAACCATTGCTGGCTGGTATTGAATGTATAGACAAACAGGATATTAGCAACAGCTTATTTGGGGAAAATGTAACAGGTGAGCATCGAGTATGGTGCTTCAAATGGATTGCAAGCGGTATTGGCCAAATGACAGAAGAAACACTTGCAAACGAATCAAATGGGCGCAAGTTAGCAACAGGTTTGTCCGAAACATATAACGGTGCCAACACAATTATAACAGAAGGTGCCGATACAAACACCTTTTTCATCCGTCACGATTCTTTTTAATTCGGCTAAATATACTTAATTAAAACCCCCACGTAATCACAACTCACCCTGGCTCATTAGTATAAGACATATTTTCACAACAAACTTGAGTTTGGTTGTGATTTTGCACATGGATTAACCCATTTATGATTACGGAACAAACAAGTCTGGAGATGCATGTTGAGCTATGTGCTGAACGTTACGGACGCTTAGAAGAAAAGTTTAAAACTGTAGAACATCGTCTTGATGCACTTCATGACGATTTTTCCACTTTTAAAACCGACAACCAAAAGAATCTTAGTGAAATTAAAAACTTATTAAATGGTGCTAAGGACGAGAAGTTTAAGATAATGATTACTTCTACCGCTACAATTATTGTAGCACTTTTAGCAATGTTAGGTTATGTAATAACCCACTTGCCCAAATAAGTGGTAGTATTACACAAATAAGACGCTAAATAGATCACGGAGAACATTATGAAATTTAATGACATCACAACAACAATTACACCAGCACAAGCGGCACGTTCTGCACTTCGCAAAGAAAGCATTGTAGTAGAATCATTAGGCGGTAAACGCTTACGTGAAGAATTAGCTCGTGTAAGTCGCGAAATTGACACATTAGCTAGCAAGGGTGGTAAAGAATACACTCGTGCTATCCTT